AAGTTGTCTACTATTAAGAGGTGGGGGGATCTTTGGTTGAAGACCGTTTCCATTTTGTATAACCCTTTTCTTCTCTTAGGTTTCTGACACTATGACTTGACACACGAACACCAATGATAGATGATAATGCAAGAGCAAGTTGATTGTCTGTCATGTAGTGGCAGTTCTCACGAACAAACTTCAACATTGATTCAGTCCACTTAACTCTAGCCATTTTTTCTCAGGAGAAAGTTTAATGACGGATGAAAATATTGTAACAATCATAAGTGCTAAAGCACAAGAAGAACTTACAGAAAAAACGAAAGCAGAAATCTGCGAAAACGATCCTACCAATGCCGAAGAAGTCATCCAAAAAAACATTCAACTTGAAAAGTAAAAAATATACCGTAGAAGAAATAATAGAAATCATAGATAAAATAGTTATTGTTTTAGGAAAAGGATTTTCCTTTGGTTATTTTGATATTGATGACATAAAGCAGGAAGCAAGAATATTTGGCCTTGAAGCAATGGCTAGATACGATGAAAGTCGCCCATTAGAAAATTTTTTATATTCACATATTAAAAATCGTTTGATAAATTTTAAAAGAGATAAATTTCATAGATCAGATCCGCCGTGTAAAATATGTCATGAACAGGGGCATCATGGTGACGGGGAATATTGTAATAAATATAAAGCTTGGAAAAAGAGAAACTCATCAAAGCAAAACTTAATGCGCCCCTATGATATTTCTAATGTAAGTGATAGTAGTATAGAAAAAGAGTCGAGCATATTTAATGATGCAGCAACTAGGGAAATGTTAGAAATAATTGATGAAAGATTACCAGTTGAGCTTAGACAGGCTTATTTACAGTTAAGATCGGGCGTTTCTATTAGTAAAACAAAGAAAAAACAGTTGGAAATTCATATAAAAGATATTCTCGCACAATGGCGCAAAAATGGCTAGAAAAACAACAGTAACTGCTCATGACCGTGACAAAATTATTGAACTGTCTAAAACTATGGGCATACCCGAAATTTGTACTCTAATGAATAAGAGCGAGGCTCAAGTACGAAGAGTTATTAATCAGAACGATGTAATGCTTCGTGCTAATAGAAAAATAGCCTCACTCAATGAGCAAGAGCAGCAAATCGCCCAAGACATTAAGAAAACCAAGGCTTGGCAGCAACTAACAGAAGAGCTTTCGCCCAATGAGTTGCTTTATTATGAAGAAAAGTACGCTCAGTATATGGCGCAGTTCAAAGATGATGTGCTAGTGACTGAGCAGACACAAATTTCTTTGCTAATCAAGTTTGAAATCATGATGCATAGGAACGCAAAGGCAAAATATAGCGCTGCTCAAGAGATCGCCCGACTAGTTTCTATGCAAAATGACTTTTTGGCGACCTTTCCAGACAGATCTGCCATGTCTGAAGACGATAGAGAGCATGTTTTATCACTTGAAGCTCAAATTCAATCGGCAAAACAGGCCGAACAGGCAAGGTCTGGCGAGTTTATCAAGCTTGAAGAGAAGCATCAGGCACTACTTAAAGACCTAAAAGCTACTAGAGAGCAGCGAGTAACAAGAATTGAGTCGTCAAAACAGAGCTTTTTAGCTATTATCAGACAATTACAAGAGGAAGAGAACAAGGAATTGATGGGGCGACACATGGAAATCATGAGACAGGTATCAGAAAAAGAGATGGATAGGCTAGGAGCGCCCCATGTGTATGAAGATGGCTCGGCAGATTTGCCTATTTTGAATGCGGACACTATAGAAAATCAAAAGGAAGAAGCATGAAAGCAGTAATTTTTGGCGTTACAGGTCAAGACGGGTCATATTTAGCTGAATATTTGATACAAAATAACATCAAAGTTGTTGGTGTTACTCGAAGAACATCGTCTGACAACCTATCCAGACTGAAAAATGTCTTAAACTCATCATTTTTTAGTATTGTTTATGGAGATGTGACTGATTATCACTCGGTTTTGAATATTATTTCTGCCGAACAACCCGATTATATCTTTAATTTAGCTGCACAATCACATGTTAGGGTGTCTTTTGACCAGCCAATGCTGACTTTTGACTCAGTTGCTGTTGGTTGCTTCAATGTTTTGCAAGCTTTTCGTGATAGCGCACCATTTTCTAGGTTTTATCAAGCAAGTTCGTCCGAACAATTTGGAAATGCTGTCGAAGATGATGGCACTCAAGACGAAAATACGCCTTTCATACCAGAAAGTCCTTATGCAGTAGCAAAAGTAGCTGCTCACAACTTCGTAAACTGCTATCGCAACTCATATAATCTACATGCAAGCTGCGGAATTTTGTTTAATCATGAAAGTCCACGCAGAGGACACAATTTTGTCACTAGAAAAATCAGTTTGTGGGCAGCAAAGTTCATGTATTGCTATGAAAGAGGTCTTTCATTACCAAGAATCACTCTTGGAAATCTAAAAGCACGAAGAGATTGGGGTCATGCAGCTGATTATGTTAAGGCAATGAAACTAATTGTCGATCAAGAGAAGCCAGATGACTATGTTGTTGCTACAGGATCTACTCATTCAGTAGAAGAATTCCTTGAAGAAGCATGTATTGTTGCAGGAATTGATAATTATCAACAACATGTTGATATAGATCAGTCTTTGTTTAGACCTTCTGAAGTAAAACACCTTAGAGGAAATCCAACAAAGATTATGGAAGTTACTGGTTGGACTCCCACCGTCACTTTTAGTGAGTTAGTCAAAGACATGGTTCTTTCTGACTATAAACTTTATGAACAACAAAAAATATAAGGTAATAAAAGACACTAGAGAACAACTTGGGTGGGAATTCAATCCAAGTCCTTCATGTGAAGGAATGACTATCGCCACATTAAAAACTGGCGATTACTCATTAGAAGGTTTTGAAGATAAATTTGTGATAGAGAGGAAGGGAGATCTTAGTGAATTCTCTATGAACATCACACAAAAAAGATTTCATAGCGAATTAGAAAGACTTGAGAGCTTTGAGCTTCCATTTGTTATTTTAGAATTTACGATGGAAGACATTTACAAGTTTCCTCAATCTACTCAAATCCCCCCAAGCAAATACAAGTTTATAAAAATAACTCCGCAGTTTATTGTAAAAGCACTTTTAGATATAGAAGTACAATTTAAGACAAAGATTATTCTTGCAGGAAAATTTGGGCGAGAAGTAGCTTCGAGTTTATTTAAGAGAGTGTGTGAACATTATGGACAAACTTAAAAAAGTTTTAGATAAAGCTTGGATGCTCTCTGAAAAAGAAATAGTTGGCATCAGACCTGGTGCTGACATTTCTCAGATTGAATCTCTTTTAGACTTGCCCATAGATGCAATTCATCCATTTAAAGTAATGACTCATGCAGACAAAGAAAATCCGCATGTACATTTATTAAAAATAATGAGAAATCCAGATTACTTTCCATTTACATGCAAATTGTTATTCGACATAGAAATAATGCCTTTTCAGCATTTAATTTTAAAAGAACTTTGGAATCGCCCATTCCCCATGCTTATTGCTGGTCGTGGTAGCGGTAAGTCTTTTATTCTTGGCTTGTACGCTATGTTAAGGCTTTTATTTACACAGGGTTGTAAAATAGCAATAGTTGGTGCTGCATTTAGACAGGCAAAAGTTATTTTTGAATATATGGAAAATCTTTGGGTTAGCGGTAATATTTATAGAGATTTGTGCGGATCTGGTCGTGGCAAAAATAATCGTGAACAAGGGCCAAGCAGATCTGTAGATAGATTTGACATGATTGTTGGCGATAGTGTTGGATTTGCGCTTCCTCTCGGTAATGGCGACAAGATTCGTGGTCAAAGAGCAAACTATACAATTGCTGACGAATTTGCTTCTATCAAAGAAGAAATTTACCAAAATGTTGTGAGAGGCTTCTCTTCGGTGGCAGCTTCTCCTGCTCAATCAGTTAAAGATCAAGCAAGAATCAGGTTAATGAAACAATTAGGATTATGGTCAGAAGATAATGAAAAAGAAGAAAGTCGCACACTTAGAGCAAACCAAAACATAATCTCAGGAACAGCTTACTATTCCTTTAACCATTTCTATAAGAATTGGAACTCTTATCGAACTATCATCAATAGTCGTGGCGATACAAAAAAGCTCGAAGAGTTTTTCCAAGGACCAATACCAGCTGGCTTTAACTGGCGTGATTACTCAATAGTAAGAATACCAGTAGAGTTACTACCAATAGGATTCATGGATCAGAAGCAGATATCTTCAGCGAAAGCGACAAGCACCAAGGCGAATTATATGATTGAATATGGTGCAACATTTGCAACCGATTCCGAAGGATTTTTCAAGCGTAGCTTAATAGAGTCTTGCGTTGTTGGAAAAGCTGGAACTTCCTTAGCAGATATTAATTTTTCAGCCTCTTTAGTGGGCGAGATAGGCATTGAGCATGTGATGGCTGTTGATCCGGCATCTGAAAGAGATAACTTTTCTGTTATTATTTTGGCTTTACATCAAAATATGAGAAGGATTGTCTATTGCTGGACAACTAATAGGGCAGCGCATAGGGAAAGATTAAAGCGAGGAATCACAAAAGAACAGAACTTTTACTCTTATTGCGCCAGAAAAATAAGGGATTTAGCTAAGTTATTTCCATGTAGAGAGATTGCCATTGATAGTCAAGGTGGTGGTATTTCGGTAGAAGAAGCCCTACATGACGAGTCAAAGCTCTTGCCAAATGAGGTTCCGTTCTGGAGAACTATAGATCCAGATATCAAAAAAAGAAAAGATTCTGATGATAAAGCTGGCCAACATATATTAAATATGGTTAATTTTGCAGATGGAAAGTGGGTCGTAGAAGCAAATCACGGTCTTAGAAAAGATATGGAAGATAAAGTATTGCTATTCCCATTTTTTGATAGCGTATCTATAGGATTAGCTTTTGAAGATGATAGAGATAAAGGGCGTATTGTTTACGATACATCTAGTGGCAAAGATATACAGTTATATGACACTTTAGAAGATTGTGTTATGGAAATAGAAGAGTTAAAAGATGAATTAGCCAGCATAGTTCATACATTAACATCTGGTGGTAGAGATAGATGGGATACTCCAGACTTTAAAGATCAGATAAGAGGAAGCAGAACAAGAAAAGATAGATATTCATCTTTGCTTATGGCTAATATGACAGCTAGACAAATACAAAGAACTATAGTCCAAGACAATTATGTTTCTGTTGGTGGATTTTCTAATTCTTTATCTGGCAAAAATACAGGCAAACCTTTATATATAGCCCCAGAATGGTTTAACCAAGGATTGAAAAAGAGCGGAAATTATGGCGAAGCTATAAGAAGAGATTCGGTGTAATTCAATTATGATCTAATTACAATTTAATAAGCAGGATAAACATGAGCGATAAAAAAGACTTATTCGTTACTTGGGAAGAAAATAACTTAGAATCTAAAGAAAAAGCCATTGCTAAGAGCAATAATAATGGCCAAGCAGTTAAGAAGACTGTTGGTACAAGTAGTTATAAAAACATTGAATCTCCAAACATTTCTGTTCGTGAAGGCTTTGATCGTAGGGATTACGACTTTTTTAGGCCAAATGAACAAATACCAGTCCGTGATAAAGAAATAATGACGGCCTGTATGCAAGCTTATGAAAGAATAGGCATTGTTCGCAATACTGTAGATATGATGAGCGAATTTGCTTGCCAAGGAATTGACTTGGTTCACCCAAACCAAAAAATAGAAAAGTTTTATAAAGAGTGGTTCAAGAAAATTAGAGGTAAAGAAAGAACTGAAAGAATACTAAATCTTTTATATCGTGCAGGAAATGTAATTATTAAAAGAGCAAACGCCATATTAAAACCAGAAGAAATAGACATTATCCAAAAGGGTATGGCAGCTGAAACAAAAAAGAATTTTATTAAAAAACCAAAACAGTCACAAGTTCCTTGGGAATATACTATATATAATCCAACAACAATAGAGGTTTATGGCGAAGAAGTAGCTCCATTTATTGGCCCAAAAGCTTTTAGATTTGGCGTTAGATTAACAGAAAGTTTTTCTAGAAAAATAAAAAATCCAAAATCCGATATAGAAAAAGAAATTGTAAAATCATTACCTAGTGAAATGGATGATTATGCAGTTCGTGGCGGATTTTTAATTCCGTTAGATGTAAATAAAACTGTAGCTTTATACTACAAGCGTGATGATTGGCAAGTATGGGCAAAGCCGATGTTATATGCTTTGCTAAAAGATTTGCAAATGTTGGAAAAAATGAAATTAGCTGATTTAGCAGCTTTAGATGGAGCTATTAGCCATATCAGACTTTGGAAGCTTGGATCGCTTGAACATCGTATTTTGCCAACCGAAGAAGCAATTAATCGTCTTGCTGACATGCTATTAAATAATGTCGGTGGCGGAAGCATGGATCTTATTTGGGGTCCAGAAATTGATGTTGTTGAAACTAAAACTGATTTAGTTAATTTTTTAGGCGAAGAAAAATATAAGCCTATTTTAAATTCTATTTATGCCGGACTTGGTATTCCGCCATCACTTACTGGTTTGCCAGGAGGATCTGGCTTTTCAAATAATTATATAAGTTTGAGAACTCTTATAGAAAGACTTCAATATGGCCGTGATGTAGTTGCTGAATTTTGGGAAAAAGAAGTAAAGCTTGTTCAAATGGCTATGGGATTTAAAGCACCAGCCCAAATAGTATTTGACCATCAAACTTTATCAGATGAAGCAGCAGAAAAGAGATTGTTGATTGAACTTGCCGATAGAGATCTTATTAGTGAGGAAGCGGTTCAAGAAAGATTTAATCTTATACCAGAAATTGAAAGTGTTCGACTTAGAAGAGAAAGAGATTATAGAAAACAAGATATGCTACCTCCAAAGGCATCTCCTTTCCATAGTCCGCAGCATAAAGAAGCTGTTGAAAAAATATTTACACAACTTGGAATTTTGCCACCAGAATATTTTGGCATAAAAGCTCCGGCATCTTCTATAGCTCCGGCGCAAAATCCAACTAATCAAAATGATGAGCAACCAAAAGGTGAATCTGGACAGGGAAGACCTCTCGGAAAAACTGATAGCTTGCCAAGAAAAAGAAAAGTGATTAAGCCAGCTATGGCATCTGATTTTATAGATAGGCTTAATTGGGCAGAGCAAACACAAAAGACTATAGCAGAAATAGTCCAGCCAGCTTATTTAAAGAGTATAAACAAGAAAACACTAAGAGATCTTTCTGTTGCACAAATAAATGAGTTTGAACATATTAAGTTTGCTCTATTATGCAAAACAGAACCAGATCAAAAAATTAGTAAGACTTTTATTTTTAATTCATTAAAAGAGAAACTTGAAATACCTACTGATGTAGAAGACTTCTTTAAAACTTGTATGGCTAAGTATTTAGAAAAAACTGGCAATTTACCAACATCAGAAATAACTAGAAAAATACAGGCTTCTGTATATGCGATGCACACAATCGGATTACAAAAAACCGATAATATTGATAACTCTTCATCGCAGATATCATGAACTAATAGATAATGTTCAGCATATTTATAGATGTAGAGTTTTCTTTAAACACCATCCTATTATTTATGTTTTATGGGCAGACCCAGAGATTTCCAAAAAATGGATTTTAGATGAATTACAAAAAAATAATTTAATACATAAAGTTATTTATAGAAATACAGTAGACAAAACAGGAAGTACAAGTTTTTATGAAAGTATTAATTTTAGAAAAGCGTTACCAATTATTTTTGATGAAAACGGAAATGACTGTTTTGTAATTGTTCATGCCACAGACACTAAAGTAAGTCCTATGGCTTATAATATTTTTGAAAAACAAATTAACCAAGGTTTTGATGCTTCTGTTTTTAAGTGGAATTCAGAAATGTTAAACGCATGGAAAACTGCTGTTTTTGCAGTTACATCTAATCAAGATGTTTGGCCACCATTAATAAATAATAATAACCCAGATGTTTTAGAAGCTGCTTGGCCAAAAAGTTTGAATTATAATAATTTAAAAAAAGTGAAAGTTAATGGATTTTTTGATAATTTTTATTTTGATTCAAAAAATACATCTGAGTTTTTAGCTCAGTTTGCAGACAAACCTCAAATTCAAATAGATACAATTTCTTTGTGCATAAGCGGTTATGTTCCATTGTATAAAAGAATACTCAATTGGTTTGGTGTATTTCTTAAAAAGAGGTGACACTATGATTGAACCATTCAAGACAGAAATTGAAGACGGTGTTTCCGAATTTGTAAAAGCTAGTAATTCCATAGCTTTTGATATGGTAGCTTCGGAATCATCTGTTGATGAACAGCTATTTATTAATAACAAGTTTAATAAAACAATAGCTGAAATAGCAAAAGCAGAAAATAAAAACCAAGAAGACTTATTTTATTTAAAGTCTATTTTGGTAAGTACAGGCTGGAATAAGAACGATGATGTTTTTGATGCAGAGGAAATGTGGAAAGCTAGAAGTACGCCAGAAGATAAACCATTTAATCTTGAACACAATCAAGACATTATCATTGGTCACATTACTGGTTGTTATCCAGTTGATGAAAATGGTTCGCCTATAACTTCTGATACTCCTCCAGAAAATTACAATATTGTTACATCTGCTGTAATTTATAAAGAATGGGAAAATCAAGAAAAGAAATTGCAGATTAATGATATAATTACGCAAATCCCTAATGGCACTTGGTTTGTGTCGATGGAAGCTTTGTTTAGCAACTTTGATTATGCTATGACTGATGGTAAAAAAACCAGAATTATAGCAAGAAATGAGGCTACCTCATTTTTAACAAAGTATTTAAGATCATATGGCGGAACTGGTGTTTACGGAAATCAAAAGATAGGCCGTGTTTTAAGAAATATAATATTTTCTGGAAAGGGCTTAGTTCGTAAACCAGCCAACCCAGATAGCGTTATACTACAAACCGAAGCAAAAATAGTTGATTTGGGGTATGAAAGTCTTGAGACTCCAGAAGTTAAGGAGAATTTTTCAATGTCTGAACAGATTGTCGAAAAGACCGAGGCAGCTGAAATGGAAAAGAAGGTTGAAGTCGCTGTTGAAAATACAGCCAAACTAGAGACTGAACTTTCTGAAGCTGTTGCCAAGGCAAATCTTATGCAGCAGGAGCTTACCAAAGCTACTGAAGAATTGCAGAAGATGAAAGAAGAGAAGAAAAAGAGTGATCGCATTGCTCTTGTTTCTGAAAAGCTTGGCATGTCCAAGGCAGAAGCAGAAGGCATTGTGTCATTCATGAACAACCTTGAAGATGAGTCATTTGCTGGCGTTATTGCCAAACAGAGTGATTATCTTTCTATGAAAATGGCTGAATATGAAGCTGCTGCTAAAAAGCTGAATGAAGAACTCATGATGCTTAAGAAAACAGCTGAAATGATGCCAAATCCAGAAATGGAAAAAGAAGAGACTTGCTCTTGTCCTAGAACTGTAATGGCAGAAGAGGACAATGCAGAAGTAGTCGCAACTGAAGAAGTTTTAGATAACGCAGAAGTTAAGGAAGAAGCTGCTTTGAATGTTCCTGCAAATGATGCAGATCCAATTCAGACAGTCGCTTCTCAAATCGCTGCCTATCTTGGTGTTGAAACTGAAAACCTTGGCAAGAACGAAGAATAAGGAGAAACATTCTCATGGCTCTTAAACCAGATCGCAACATTGTTGTTACCGATATTAGCAATCTTTGCAATATCGAAATTGAAAAGGGCGAAGTATTGGTATTCGGCGTTTCCGGTTCCGGTGCTTTGGCTGATGATGTAGCTACCGTAACTAGGGCATCTAATCCTTCCGGCCTTGTTCCAGCTGGTCTTTGCTTGGCAGATGTAGTGTCCATCGACATTACTCGTCAGCATCGCAACTGGCACAAAGATGAACAGTTGGTTGGCGAAAAAGTTCCTCTTCTTACGAAGGGATGGGTTGTTACTGATAAGATCGCTTCTGGGGTTTCTCCAGCAGCTGGCGAATCCGCTTATTTGGCAGCTAATGGTTTGCTAACCGATACTCAGACCTCTGGAACTCCAAAGGTCGGTCAATTCCTTGGTGGAGTTGATTCTGATGGGTATGCAAAAGTATTCATTGACCTTCCAATCGTATAATAAAGAGGAGAAACTAATACCATGAAGACCCCAACTCCAGAAATGGTTAAACTTGCTGAACAGGCTGGTAGCAACAATTATGAAGTTGCTGTAGCTGCTCAGAAGGAACTTGCCAAGGCTCTTACCCTTCCTTTGCGCCAAGGCGTTTTGAAGGGCGATATTCTTGGAAACATCTTTGAACAGGTTGTTTTCCAGCCAGGTACTGCTGTTGAATTCCCTCTCGATTTCCTGTCTCCAGGTTCTGAGAAGGACTTCATCGCTTACACCATTCCTTCCCAAGGTCGTATTCCAGAACGCCATGTTGAAGGCGATTATCTGACTGTACAGACCTATGAAGTTGGTGCTTCCATCGACTTCTCCCTTAAGTATCTTCGTGATGCTCGTTGGGATATTGTTGGTCGTGCAATGCAGACCCTTGAAGCTTCTTTTACCCGCAAGAACAATAATGATGGTTGGCATGTAATCATCGCTGCTGGTAAAGGTAGGAACCTTCTTGTGACTGACAGCGTTGCTACCGCTGGTTACTTCAGCAAGAGGCTTATTGCCTTGATGAAGACCGTGATGCGTAGGAATGCTGGTGGTAACAGCACTTCCATTAATCGTGGAAAGCTTACCGATCTGTATGTATCTCCAGAAGCTATGGAAGATATTCGCACTTGGGATATTAACGAAGTTGATGACTTCACCCGCCGAGAAATTTTTGTTTCTCAGGAAGGTGGTTTATCTCAGGTTTTCGGCGTAAATCTTCATGAGATTGATGAACTTGGTGTTGGTCAGGAATACCAGCTTTACTACACCTCTACCTTGTCTGGCTCTCTGTCTGGCAAGAGCGAGTTGGTCGTTGGTCTTGACCTTGAGAAGCGTGACAGCTTCGTTATGCCTGTTCGTCAGGAAATCGAGATCTTTGAAGATCCTACTTTCCATCGTCAGCGTAGGATGGGTATGTACGGTTTTGGTGAACACGGTTTCGCTGTTCTCGATAACCGCCGTGTACTCTTGGGCGGTTTCTAATAAGACCTATATAAAAATAAAAAGGGCAGGGCGAAAGCTCTGCCTTTTTTTATTGCATTCCCGATTTCTTCCTATAATATATTTTTAGGAGGAAAACATGGCAGTATGTAATGCTAGATCAACAGAATTTAGAGTTGGAACAAAACCCTTAACAAATTTAGTTTGCTTTCAAAATAAATTATTTCCAAGCAATGTAAATTATACAGATTTTGTCGGAAAAGTTGTATCTCTTGAAAAAGAAAATAGAAATTCATATTTTTATAGTTTTTTAGAGCAAGCATCTTTGCTAGATTCTTACGAATACTTTATTTTTGTAGAAAATTCTCAAAAGCTATCTCCGCATGTTTATAACAATTTATCAACTTGGAAACCGTTGCTTAGATATCAAGTTGATTTGGCTGTTTTAAAAATATGTAATGGTCCAATGCCAGAAAGTAAATCATCAGAATACTCAACTACTTCATATATAGAAGAAACTACGACCGGCCCATTTTTAATCTCTTCAAGGCATTTAAAAAAGTTTATTAAAAAAGTACATGATAGAAATTCAATAATTCAAACATTAAATCAATTTTTAAAATTTTGTAATACTGTTTGTTTTTGGCCGAAAGTTAATTTAGCAACAGATAATATAAAACTTGAACATCAATTTTTAGAATTTCCAATAGTGTTTCCTGACGGTGTTCCAAATAGAAGTTTTAATAATGACTATATAGATTTAGCCAGTTTGATAGTTAATAATAATATTATATACATTGGTTCTTCCGCAGCAGATTTGTTAATATTAGCACAAGCTGGATGTAAAGTTATTTCTTATAAACCAAAAAATAAAATTGATTTTATAGATAATAAAATTTGGTTACAAAGATTTGGTCTTGAGGATAGAGTTACTTTTGTTGATGATAACTTTATTCCAGACAATGAAAATTATGCGGTTGTATACTCAACTCATCAAGACATAGAAAATTCAATTAAAACAAGATACTTAGCTTATTTCCCTTTTAGCGTGTTTCTTAACAGAAGTATTTCTTTGCAAGAAGCTCAAGTTATGAATATATCATTACAAAACTACACTTCAAATATAAAGGTTAAAGTATGATAAATAATGATGTTGCAATAATAATGTATTATTGGAATCATTATAAAAGAAAATCCTTATTAAATAATTTTTATATATGTCATAATAATCTATCAAAATATAATGCTATAATTATACCGATAGAAATTTCTACAAATGGTAGTTTTGATTTGCCATTTCCAGGAACTATAAAATTTCAAACAGATCAGTTATTATGGCAGAAGGAAAGGGTTATTAATTATGTTTGTCAAAAATTAACGGATGATATAAAATATGTTTCTTTTATTGATGGAGATATTCTTTTTTCAGAAGAAGACTGGATAGAACAAGCAAAACAAAAAATTGATAATAAAGAAAACTTATTTATTCAACCGTTCTCTTCTGTTCATTATTTACCTAGAAATCATACTAAATACAATGGATTTTATACATTTAAACACGATTCTATTTCAAAACAAGTCGTTGTTTCTGGCGGAAAAGATGGTTATAAAAAAACGCTATTTTCAGAAGACTTTGTTTATGGAAATCCAGGTATAGCTTGGATAACCAAAAAAGAAACATTATTAAATAACCCTCTATATGATAAATGCATAGTTGGCGGAGGAGACACAATAAATATAATCAAGTGGTTAGATTTAGAAGAAACAAAAAGTATACCATTTATAAAGTATAAAAAATTTAAAAACAACTTTATTGACGATTTATTAACTTTGCCCAAAAACAATATTGATATTGATTATATAGATCAGCCGGTTTTTCATCTTAATCATGGAAATAAAATAGATAGACAATATGCATCTAGATTTGATTTATTAGATAATAATGATTTTTCATTGCAAAAAGATCTTGCTATAGAACAGGGTATATATAGATATGTCGGAAATAGTAATTTACTAAAAGATATTAATAAATTTTTTAATGATAGAAATGAGGATTTAGAATGAACGATTGTTATATAGTTTTAGGAACATATAGATCTGGAACTAGCGTTATATCAAAAATAATTAGTTCTTTGGGCATAAGTATGTCTGAAAAAAGTCCACAATCTGATAATGCATTGTGGTATCCAACTGGTAGTTTTAATGATAAATTTTCAAATTATATTTCATTAAATACATCTACATATTGGAAATTAAAAAAAGAAAGCTGCGTTTTTAATAAAATGGGAATAAGATCTTTTGATCTTTTAAGAAAAGGTGTTTTTGCAAAATTAATTAATGATTGTGATTTAAACATTGGTTTAATATGGTCTATGAGAAATATAGAAAAATCTTATCAAGAATATGTTTCTTTACTTGGTAGACAAGCTAATCCAGATACCATAGAAAAACAGCATGAAATTTGTCAAAATATATTCAATTCTTTTAATGGTAAAAAAATAACTATAAATTATTCAGATTTGATGCAAAATACTAATCAGATTGCAAATCAATTAGCAGATTTTTGTGGTGTATCATATATAGATGGATGCACTACAGGAATAACTCCAAAATACTTGGAATAAACAATGCATTTCAGCAAAAAACCATCGAGAATACAAGATCAAGATGATTTTGTAGGAGTTCCCGCTTCTGGACAAGTAATTAAGTTCGATGGAACTAATTTTGTTCCAGGCGTAATTACTGGTTCACAAGGTTTTCAAGGAAATCAAGGAACGCAGGGTTCACAGGGTTCGCAAGGAAATCAAGGAAATCAAGGGTTTCAAGGCGAACAAGGAATTATAGGTGTTCAAGGTTCTCAGGGTTTTTCATTTGGTTTTTCTGAATCTTTATCAACATTAACAAAAACAATCGGATTAAAAACATTAGTAATTTCTAATATATTATCATTTAGGGCTGGCGTAAGAGTAAGAATAGTTGACATTACTAATAATGATGATTTTTTAGAAGGAAAAGTAACTTCTACAAATCCAGTAACAAATGAAATAACTGTAGATGTTGATTATGTAACAGGAACTGGAAGCGCAAGTATATGGGATGTTAATATAACAGGCGAGCTTGGCTATCAAGGCTATCAAGGTATAAATGCCCCATCAATTAAATATATATATAGCACTTCTATCTCCGGTGTTCCAACACCATCTCAGTTAAGATTCAACAACCTCACTATATCTTCTGCAACAACATTAAGTTTAAGTGCTTATGATATTAATGGAAATGAAGTTCATGAGATATATAGTCTTTTTGACAATTCTACAAATTCTACAAAATCAATATTGTTTATTCAATCAATAACAAATCCTTCAAAGTTTACAGTATTTAAAATAACATCTTCTACTACAGTTAATGGAACATATGGTTCTTTTAATGTTTCTCATGTTCAATCTAGTGCTGGGTTTTCTTTAATCGCAAATGAATTAATTTCTGTATCTTTTGTTTTAGTTGGCGATCAAGGTTTTCAAGGTTCGCAAGGTTTTCAAGGGTTGCAAGGAAATCAAGGGTTTCAAGGTAATCAAGGATTTCAAGGTAGACAGGGTTTTCAAGGAAACCAAGGTAGCCAAGGTTTTCAAGGGAATCAAGGTTCTCAAGGTAGTCAAGGATCTCAAGGATCTCAAGGAAACCAAGGATCTCAAGGAGAACAAGGCAATCAAGGATTTCAAGGTTTTCAAGGTAACCAAGGAATACAAGGCTCACAAGGAATACAAGGTTCACAAGGTTATCAAGGAAATCAAGGATTTCAAGGAAACCAAGGTATTCAAGGTAGTCAAGGACAGACTGGAGCAGGAGTTACCATACAGGGATCTGATACTTGGGAAAATATATTTAATAATGAAACTTCTGGTGCTGTACTTGGTGATATGTGGCTACTTACATCAACAGCACAAGGAACTGCTTCTCAAGCATGTCCAAATCCATCTAATGGTTCCGCTGCAATAGGTGACGGTGTTGTTTATACAGGATCAAGTCCTGTTTATTGGCAAAATGTTGGTCCTATTAAAGGATCTCAAGGACAACAAGGATTTCAAGGTAACCAAGGTTTTCAAGGGTCGCAGGGTAACCAAGGTAATCAGGGTCTTCAAGGCAACCAAGGGTTTCAAGGTAACCAAGGAAATCAAGGTAATCAAGGATTTCAAGGGAATCAAGGTTTATTAGGAAATCAAGGATTACAAGGCGAGCAGGGTTTTCAAGGAGAACAAGGATCACAGGGTAATCAAGGTTTTCAAGGGGAACAAGGATCACAAGGTGATCAGGGTTTTCAAGGAGAACAAGGATCACAAGGTGATCAGGGTTTCCAAGGGGAACAAGGTTCACAGGGTGATCAAGGCAATCAAGGTTTCCAAGGGGAACAAGGATCACAAGGTGACCAAGGTTTCCAAGGAGAACAAGGGTCACAGGGTGATCAGGGTTTCCAAGGGGAACAGGGATCACAAGGTGATCAAGGTAATCAGGGTTTCCAAGGTGAACAAGGGTCACAGGGTGATCAAGGTAACCAAGGTTTCCAAGGGGAACAGGGATCACAAGGTGACCAAGGTAACCAAGGTTTTCAAGGCGAACAAGGGTCACAAGGTGACCAAGGTAACCAAGGTTTCCAAGGAGAACAAGGGTCACAGGGTGATCAAGGTAACCAAGGTTTTCAAGGGGAACAGGGATCACAAGGTGATCAAGGTAGTCAGGGTTTCCAAGGGGAACAAGGTTCACAAGGTGAACAAGGTTTTCAAGGAAATCAAGGTGGCCAAGGATATCAGGGATCAACTGGTAGCTTTGGTGGCGTAACAGTTGAATATAAAATAGACACAAATAATTACTCAATCAACGACCCAGGTGACAATTATATAAGATTTAATAACGCTTCTCTTGCATCAGCTACGCATGTTATAATTGATGATAATCCAAATAATGCAAACATAGATCTTTCGCTATTCTTAAATACAATCTCTGCTTCAACAAGCACTATAAAAGGTCATTTTAAATTATCTAAGAAAAATGACTCTACAGTATTTGCACTTTATACTATAAGCAATTCCTCAGAAGAAGAACCTAGTTTTTTTGATGTTACAATTTCTTATTTATCTGGAAGCGGAACATTTTCTAATGATGATGAAGTATTACTTACTTTTGCAAGAACTGGAGATAAGGGCGATTCTGGATATCAAGGATTCCAAGGTAACCAAGGTTTTCAAGGTACTCAAGGATCACAGGGCAATCAAGGCAACCAAGGTTTACAAGGAAGTCAAGGATTACAGGGTAATCAAGGTTTTCAAGGAAACGCCGGTGTTAGTGGCGGTTTAGTTTTATTTTTTGATACTACCGGTGGATCATATCCGCAAACTGGAGAATTATTAACGAGTGTAAATGCCGGAACACAAACCACAATTACAACTGGTAGTTTAAATATAGCAAATAATTATTTGGTTGGAACATTTACGACTCAAGTTGGCGCTTTAACTTCAACAGTTATAACTTCTGGTGTTTGGGAATTAAATTTATATGCACTTTCAAGCACTACTGGCCAAGTGCCGACTATGCATTATGGTATTTATTATGTAGATTCAGATGGCACAAGCAATGAAACACTAATTATACAAGGTTCATCTTCATCAGCTTCTGCTATTTTAACAACTCAATCATTAGTAGTTTCAGATCTCGTTGTTCCTGCTACAATTTTGCCAGATTTAACTAAAAGATTGAGAATAAAAATATATGTAAATATAAGACAAAATAATAGTTCTGCCACTTTTGAGTTTCGTGATAATACTCAAACGCATATTCATACAACTTTAGTTTCTAATCCAGCAACAGGTCCGCAAGGTTATCAAGGATTGCAAGGACAACAAGGATCACAGGGGCATCAAGGTAATCAAGGTTTTCAAGGTATACAAGGTTCACAAGGTTCACAAGGTAACCAAGGTTTCCAAGGGCAACAAGGATCACAGGGTAACCAAGGTAATCAAGGTTTTCAAGGGGAACAAGGGTCACAGGGTGATCAAGGCAATCAAGGTTTCCAAGGTGAACAAGGGTCACAGGGTGACCAAGGTAACCAAGGTTTCCAAGGTGAACAAGGGTCACAGGGTGACCAAGGTAACCAAGGTTTCCAAGGTGAACAAGGGTCACAGGGTGACCAAGGTAACCAAGGTTTTCAAGGTGAACAAGGTTCACAGGGTGATCAAGGTAGCCAAGGTTTTCAAGGTGAACAAGGTTCACAAGGTGATCAAGGCAATCAAGGTTTCCAAGGATCACAAGGCCCAGAAATATTTGATTATTTAGGATCTTATAATAATGGAGTTACCTATTCAGTAGGTCAAGCAGTTACATATGATGGTTCTTTATATGTAATGACAGTTTATATTGGTGCAGCTGGATATATTCCACCATCATATCCATCTAATTGGCAGTTAGTTTTAAGCAAAGGTGACCAAGGTTCACAGGGTTTTCAAGGAAATCAAGGTTCTGGCTATCAAGGCAGTCAAGGAAGTCAAGGTAGTGTAGGTCTTCAAGGTTATCAAGGAGCTTCTATAACAGGACCACAGGGAAGTCAGGGAAGTCAAGGTACAACTGGCGCTACTGGTGCTGGTGGAGCATTAGGTTATTGGGGATCTTTTTGGTCTACACAAGATCAATTTATAACTACAGCAAATACAGAATATCTTATAACCTACAACAATTCAGACGCTGATAATAATGGAGTTAGTGTAGTATCTAATTCAAGAATAACATTTGCTTATTCTGGTGTTTATAGCATTATATTTTCTGTACAGTTAGTTAATGCTAATGTTCAAATACAAGACGCTAGTATATGGCTTAAAAAGAATGGTTCAAATGTATCTGATACTGATAGCAAGTGGAGTGTTGTAGAAAGCCATGGTGGAACTGATGGTCATGCTATTGGAACAGTTAATTTTGTTTTAAAACTTAATGCTGGTGATTATCTAGAACTAGCTTGGCAAGCAACTAATACTGATGTTTCTTTACAATATGTAGCTGCTGCTTCTCCTGCCCCAGCAATTCCAAGTATTATATTAACAGCTACTCAAGTTTTATATACTCAAGTTGGCCCACAAGGTTATCAAGGCAACCAAGGAAACAATGGGTCACAAGGTTATCAGGGGTTAACTGGACCTCAAGGAAATCAAGGGTATCAGGGCAATACTGGCTCGCAAGGCAACCAAGGAAATAATGGGGTACAAGGTAGCCAAGGCTATCAAGGAAATACAGGCTCTACTGGTTCACAAGGCAATCAAGGATATCAAGGTAATACTGGATCACAAGGGTATCAAGGATATCAAGGTGCTACTGGATCACAAGGAAATCAAGGTGCAACTGGACCACAAGGTAGTCAAGGATCTATTGGATCACAGGGTAATCAAGGCGCAACTGGATCACAGGGTAGTCAAGGTTCTACTGGGTCACAAGGAAATCAAGGTGCGACTGGATCACAAGGTAGTCAGGGGTTTCAAGGAAATCAAGGTATTCAAGGACTAAGAGGTTTTCAAGGATATCAAGGTTTTCAAGGCGTTCAAGGTTCCCAAGGATTTCAAGGCAGTCAGGGGGATCAAGGATCTCAGGGCGATCAAGGTTATCAAGGAGATCAGGGTAGTCAAGGTGATCAAGGTAGCAATTCATCTCCTGGAGGTTCTCAATATTATTTCCAATATAATGATGGCGCTGGATCTTTTGCTGGTGCTGTTGGATTAGAATATCAGGCAACTTCTGGAATTGATACCGGAGCTTATGCAACATCAGCAAGTCAAACACCATTAGGAATATTTGGGGCAAACTCACAAACTGCCAACTTATTAGATTTTAGAAATTCTACTGGAGCTACCACTTATTCTTACTTTGATTATACTGGAAGATTTGTATCAAATCTTGCAAATAATGCATCTGATGGCGGAGGACAAATTTATCTAGATGGTTCTGGTGGAAATAGAATAGATTTTGGCGCTAATGGATATGCTGCGCCGTCATTCAATACAAGAAGTTCTGGAACAAAAATAGTCCTATGGCCAGAAGTTTCCTCTACAACAGTAGATTATGCACTTGGTATAGAAATGAATACCTTGTGGTTTTCTATTCCAACTACAACTAATTATTTTAAATGGTATGCCGGAACAACTAATATAGCTACCTTAGAAGCAAATGGATCTTTTAGTATTAATGGATTTATTTCTGCTGGAGCAAATGCAACTACAAGATCTTTAACAGGAAGTGCGTTTGCTTTATCAAGTGGAGCATTTTCATCTGCCGGAGATGCACAATCAAGAACCGTGACTTTAAGATGTTCAACTACCAATGGAACCCAGACAGTAATGACTTCTGATGGATCGGCGCAAGACACATATAATCATTTGTCATTACCTAATGATACAACTTATGCATTTTCTGCATTAATAGTTGCTAGAAGAACAGATGCAAATGATGAATCTGCTGGTTGGAAGATTGAAGGAGTTATTGATAGAAATGCTACTGCTGGAACCACAGCTTTAGTTGGCAGTATAATTATAACTACAATAGGTGGAGATAGTTCTTGGTCTGTTGATGCTGTAGCAGATACTGCATACGGAAGTTTAAAAATACTTGTTACTGGAGAAGCGTCAAAAACAATAAGATGGGTAGCAAAAGTTGATACAGTTGAGGTAACAGGCTAATGGCTATAGCAATTAACAATAAAACAGCAGTTATATCTGGCGTAAATTCTTTAACCGATTCGACTGGTGGCTCTTGGGTTACTAATACTGCTTCTGGCAGACTTACACTAGAAAGCGGAGTGCCAGTATCCACTTCTGATCAGACAAGCAAAACAACAATCTATTACACACCATATAATGGTGATCGTATCAGTCTTTATGATGGAACTAATTGGTCTACTTATACATTTACGCAACGGTCTTTGGCTTTAGGAACTCTTATATCAGCTAGAAACTACGATGTTTTTTTGTACAACAACGCCGGAACGCTAACTCTAGAATTAACAGCGTGGACTAATGATACAACGAGGGCCACATCATTAACCATGACCAACGGTGTGTATTTAAAAACAGGTGCATTAACTAGAAGATACTTGGGAACAATTCGCACGACTTCTACCACTACTACGGAAGATTCTGCAACCAAAAGATTGGTTTGGAATTTTAATAATAGAGTTTCCAAGAATATTTATGTTTACGAGACTACTGGTGCTTGGACTTATACTACAGCAGCTTGGAGATACGCCAATAATAATTCAAATAACAAAATAGAATTTGTAGCCGGAATTGCTTTAGATTCAGTATCTTGCAACTTAACTGTAAATACTTATGCAACAACGGCCATTTCTGCTTATTATCCAAGTGCTGCTTTAAATACAACTTCAGGAATACCAACTTATACTTCAAGTGGCCAAGGCTATGCCACCGGAACTTTGACTTGGTTTCATCAAAGGCATAGCAATATGAGTTCTATGCCACAAACTGGCTATAATTATATCGCATGGCTTGAATACTCTGGTAGTGCAACAGGAACTATAAATGTTGCTGGTGCAAACGAGGCAAGTAAAATGTTGGGAGTGTGGATATGTTAATATATTTATCTACCTTATCTGAATCCATTTCAAAAGTATGCCCGATAGATGGAATTGGGGATTTAGGAAATGGGAATTTCAGAATTGATTATAAAGAAGAAGCCACAGATGAGCAGAAACAAGCTGCTCAGGAAGTTGTTTCTCAATGGCCATTTGAAAAAGCAAAGCTGGAAAAACTGGCTCAAATTGATGACGAATGGGGCCAAACCATCGCTCAAGGTTGGAATTCTGGACAGGGCGTTTTGGGCATATCCGCAGAAGATGTAGCCCTTTTATCGGCAAATTTTGCCATGGCAAAAGAGGCATCGAATTTAGGCTATCCAATACCACCAATTATTACTCTAGATAATCAAGAAATTGTATTTCCTGATATTCAGTCAATGACTATTTTTATGTTGCAGTATGGGGCATTTAGAAGCAATGTTTCTAAAATTTTTGCTGCAAAAAGAAGAGCTGTACAAAATGCTTCTACTATTGAAGAAATTTTATCAATTACAACCATAGAACCAGAGGTTTAAAATGTTAATTAATGCAAGCACTCCAGTACAAATTCCAGCATCCGAAGCAATCGTTTATAATAACTGGGTCATTAAACAAATGACTTTTGTTGGTGAGGGTATAACTCGCCCCGCTCAGGCTAGAATTATATTTCAGCGTGGAAAGAAAAATGAGGATGGTACTTGGATTCTTTCTGACAAGCCGGAACATACCATAACCATGAATATAGATGATATTTATGCAGAAGCTGCTGCTGATACAGAGGTGGCTCAAGCTGTAGGTATGTTTTTATACGCAATTGATAAAATTGGTAAAACTAAGGGCGTTCTCTAATGGTGTATTAATTAGCGTAACAAATCACTCGGAGAATAGAAAATGAGCGAAACATTTATAACTTTAGTAGAAAGATTTGGTGTTTCTTTTTCATTTTTAGTATTTTTTGTATGGTGTGCTTATAAATCTGGGATGTGGCTAGGCGAAAAAGTCATATTGCCAATGCAAGAAAGACACATAGAGTTTTTAAATAAGTTAGAAGAAGGAATAGATACTGTAGTTAATACTCAGAATAAAAGCCTTGAAATACTTAATCAAGTATTATTAAATACAAGAGAAATACAAGCTCTTAAAAGACAGGTAAGGGAAGAACATGAACCAGCAAGAAGTTAATTTTGAAATATTAATTAATCAAGGTATTGTACAGGTTTCAGAAACTCCGATGCTTACGGAGTATATAGTTTTTGGAAAAACAAATTCTTATTCAACTTGCTCAACTAGTTTTGAAAATAAAGAAATAAAGTTAATCCAATAAGGAACAAAAAATGGCCGACATTAAAATGTATGATGGGTTAACTTTTAGAAACGGCAAAATATTTATTACTGTTTCTGGCAAGTTAAGGATGATTATAGAAAATGATATTATAGACCCGCTTAATAATGCTAACGGCCCATCTGATTTTAGTAATACATGCTATTGGATTTACTCAAAGAAAAATTTAGGAAGATTTGGTAGAACATTTTTTAGATCTTATCAATTGCCACATAGAACTCATTCTCCCAACTCTAAAGATACACACTCGGAAACACTAAGTAAACCATTTCAATCTTGTGGTAATTTTCCTGCACAAATAAATTCTGAATATAATGCTAATATAGACGGTTTTAGTTCTACTTTATGGGATACCATAGAAGATTCTAGAAACTTTTATTCTATTGGCGGTATTTTTTATAACTCTAAGGTTTATCCAGCACCACATTCAAACAATATTAATTGTACATTACCACCATATGAAGTTTCTCCAAGAGTATCCGAATTATATGTTCAACATTTTAAAAATGGCGGATGTTCTAAATCTAAAGATAAACTGTCAAATAATGTAGAACTATCTAAACAAACAAGTTTAGTTGCAATATTTCCTAATTTTACAAGAACTGGTAATGTTGACGATGGTTATCATCATTACTATATGCTTGCAAAAGATATCATTTCTAGCACAAAAGAGTCTTTTTATATAAATGAAAATTATGAAAAAATACCTAGCATTACTTTTAATTATGGTCTTGTGCCAGGTCTTTTAGCAGGAACAATTTGTAATCCAAGATGTTCTTTGCCAGCAGCTACAGATAATGGTGTTCAAACAGCTAGTTATCACGGCGGAACAACCGCTGCAATCATTAATCATAATACTTTAAGCATAGATTTGCTTTTAAATGGAACTTTAAGTTCTGTAAATTTTGGATTTGGCCCTTGTTTACTAAAAGGTCTTTATTTAGATAGATCTAATCTGTCTAGTTTTGGCAAAAAGGCTAGTGAATATGTTGGAGATGCATGTTCAACATATTTTAGGGGCAAAGAAACAAATCCAGAAAAGTATTTTTCCATAGATGATCCAAGCCAAATGTATAATCAGGGCGATTATATTCCATTGGTTGGTATATACGATCCAAATAATTTAACTACCGAAGACAAAGAAAAAATTATGTTTTTGAATGGGCCTTGTGGTGAAAACTCAATAGGTTTTAATGATCAGGTTGGCGATGTCGTAAAAGAAGGTAGTAATTTAGTTATTAGTAATGAACAATGGCTTGACCTTTTCTTTGCATTAAAAAATCTTCCTCCTATTACTCAAGAAGTTATTCAAGCTGAGTGGAATTCAGATCCAACATCTATAGATCCATTGATGTTTTCTACTGGTCAATGCACTACTTTGTCTGGATTAAATGGTGATCACGGAGAAGTATTAATAGATCCAGCAACTGGTCAATATTATACTGATGAGAACGATAATTTTACTGGAGAAAGAGCAGAAGAAATTAAATTAAATAATTATCGTGGTTCAGAAGATCCATATGATCCTTATGAGTCTCCTTTGTCTATTACTCCCTCGCAAATTGTATCTGGGCATAGACAAAAGATTGAAAGGATTTAAATGTCATATCAAATGAGCATTTCCCTAGACTTAGGGAAAAGATATATAGGACTAACTAATTTAAGCGCTACGCTAGTTGATATTAATGGCACAGACTTAACCGTTCCAATTAATTTAGGTTTTGTTGAAATAGGTAACGGCAATTATCTTTGGACATATTCCGCTTACCCACAGAACTTTCGTGGCGGAATAAAATTTAAATCTGGTACAGAATTAATTGGTTTTATAGCTGTTAATCCAGAAGAGTTAGAATATATAGATGTTAGAGTTAGTAGTAGGGCTGGAGCAGGAGGAGTGTCTATTATAACACAGCAAAGTCCTGTTCCTACTGACATAACAGAGCCTATAGAATTAAGGCTTATTGATGATTATTTTGCTGCTGAAGGAAGATCTATTGATTTAACATCTGATCAATGGCCAGACTTGGCTGGTGCTACAGTTCAATTTATTATTGCTGGAAAAGAAACTTTTACCAAAAATTTTACTATTATAGATGATGTACTTAGATTGGAACTCTCGTCTGCCGAATTAGCAATCATTGGTGCTGGTAGATGGTCTTATGAAGTAAAAGCTACATTATATAATGGACATGTTTTAACGCTATTGGTGGCTAATATGATTATTGTTCCACCTTTTGGCGACTAAAATGGCAAATCAATTAAATAAAACAACAATAAAACAGGCATTTTTGCAAAAAGTGTTGGATTCTAATTATAATCCAATTACAGATTTTTTTACATTAAATGAAGGTACATATCTAACTAATGCTGGTGTAGTATTTATAGTAAGAGATTTGTCTTATGGTTTAACGATAGTTTCTCCAGCGGAACTTTCATTAACTTTGAGTGCAAATAACTTGCTAGAAATAGGTTATGGAAGATGGTTTTTTGAAATAAGAGCCATTTTTCCAAATAATCATATTTCTACGCTGTATACAGGAACTATTAAAATAACTCCTTTTGCTTGAGGTTATCTATGTTGTGGCAGTCAGAAATGACAACTTTGCTGCGAGTTCTAATAGATGATCTTTCTGCAAACCCAAATTATACAGATGGTCGTTTAGTACAAACACTAGCTGTTGCTGCACAAATAGTGGTTACAGATATAAATTTTAAAACTAATTACGCTGTTGATATACAAGCTCTAACTATTACTCCAGATCCTACAGTTAGAAATGTTTCTAGAGATGAGGATTTTGTAAATTTAGTTTGTTTTAAAGCAGCTTGTATTATTGAAAGATCTGAGGCAAGGACAAGCGTAAGACAGGGTATAGCTATTAGAGATGGAAGCTCATCTATAGACTTGCGTGGATCTATGGACGGAAGACTAAAGTTAATAGAAAAAGGCTGGTGTGCGGTTTATGATGAGGCTAAACTAGATTATCAAGTTGGAAGAACTGGAGTTGCTGCTGGCGCAGCTATTATAGCTCCATTTAGAATATTTGCTGGGTATAGCGATCATGCTTATTACCCAAATAATCAAGGTGGTCAAAATTTATTTAGATGAGGTGATAAATGGCTGATATCAATGCAATAGCTTCTGGCGATTATGTTTATGGATCTGCGTTTACTCAAATGCCTCCAGGAATTACAGATATTGCAAGCGGAACATTAACAAGCAGATCAAAATCATATTCTTCTTTGCCACAACCAGCTATAGAAGAAACTTTTGGCATTAACTATGTTGATGCATCTTCTTTTGGTCCATTAACAGATGGTTCTGGAACCATAGTTTCCGCAAATACTTCACAGAAAATTTTTGATGCTAAACCACAGAGAAATTATTTACTCTTTATTAACAACTCTGACACTTTAATGTATGTAAATATAGACGCTGTTGCTTCTACTACTAATTCTTATCCTGTTTATCCGCAGGGCCAGTTAAGCTTTGAAGATGGTTTTATACCTAGTGGTCAAGTTAATGTTAGGTGTGCATCTTCAGGAAAATCTTTCATAGCAAAAGAGGGTTAAGATATGCCATTAATTAATACCGGTGGAACAAGTATAGGAACACTTTATAAAGGTACTTGGTCTTCCGAAGGCGTATATGCAGTTAATGATATAGTTACTTATAGTTCAAAAACATATATAGCTATTCTTGGTTCTACTAATGAAAATCCTTCGACTGCCACTACTTATTGGGCAGCTTTTGGTGATGGCTCAATAGGTTCGCAGGGATCGCAAGGTTCTCAAGGTTCTCAAGGAACTACTGGAACAAATGGTTCTCAAGGAAGTCAAGGTTCTCAAGGCAATCAAGGCTTACAAGGTTCTCAGGGTTCCCAAGGTTCTCAAGGTTCTCAGGGCAGACAAGGTTCACAGGGTAACCAAGGTTCACAAGGAGAAAGAGGATCTCAAGGTTCTCAAGGTTCTCAAGGTACGCAGGGTTCTCAGGGGTCTCAAGGTGTTATTGGATCTCAAGGGTCTACTGGAAACCAAGGTTTACAAGGTTCTCAGGGTTCTCAAGGTTCTCAGGGATCGCAAGGTTTCCAAGGTTCTACTGGATCTTCTGGATCTCAAGGATATCAAGGTTTTCAAGGTTCACAAGGGTCTAAAGGTGGAACCACTTTTACTGTAACTCTACCAAGCACTCAATTTGTTGTATCTGGCATAACAAGTAACTCAGATCCTATTGAAGTTGTTCGTGGTCAAAGATTTATTTTTGATTTTAGCGCAGTTACTCATTATGTAGCTATTAGAAATGGTTCTGGTTTAACAACCGATGTTACTGGAACAAGTGCTAATAACAATGAAACAAGCGGTACTGTTGGATCAATCATTACATATGATGTTCCTTTAGATGCTCCATCTACAGGAATAATTATTCAATCAATTACAAATGGAACTATTACAAGAGCTATCAACGCAGTTGATTATATAGGTGAAAAGGGTGATCAAGGAGATCAAGGCGCTCAAGGTAGGCAGGGTTATCAAGGTTTGCAAGGTTTGCAAGGAACAAATGGAACTAGTGGATCTAATGGCGCACAAGGAAATCAAGGTTATCAGGGTAATCAAGGTAGCCAAGGTGTTCAAGGTAGTCAAGGTAATCAAGGTAGTCAAGGTAGCCAAGGAAATCAGGGATTACAAGGATCTCAAGGATCGCAAGGCAATCAAGGTTTTATTGGTAGTACCGGATCTCAAGGTCATCAAGGTAGCCAAGGATCTCAAGGCACACAAGGCTCGCAGGGATCAGCAGGAACAAATGGTTCTCAAGGAAGTCAAGGATCTCAAGGATCTATAGGAATAACATGGAGAGGCGATTGGTCAATATCTGCTAACTATTCTGTAAACGATTCAGTTTATTATGGTGGCACTAGTTATATAGCAATATTAGGAAGTACAAGTTCTAGTCCTAAACAGCCAGATACAAATCCTTTATATTGGGCCACAATGGCTCAGGCTGGCGCTACTGGTGGATCTAATGGGCCTCAAGGTTATCAAGGAAGACAGGGTTTGACAGGTCTTTTAGGACCACAAGGATCTCAGGGCAGACAAGGTGTTACTGGTTCTCAAGGTTTTCAAGGAAGACAGGGTTTTCAAGGTGATATCGGGGAGCGTGGCGGAACTTTATACACAGTAACTAGCAATTCTTCTGCAATAGAAATTAATGGCGTTGCTAATAATTCTGCGATTACTCTAATTAGAGGTCAAAGATACTACTTTGATTTTAGATCATCTCCAGAAACTTTGGCTATTCGTTTAAGTTCTGGTGATAATACAGCGGTTCCTAATACGACAAATAATAATGCTCTTACTGGAACTAAAAACTTAGTAACTTGGGATATAGCTTACAATGAATCTTCATCAACATTAATACTTGAATCTACTCAATCTTCTAAAAGTAGAACATTTTCTGTTAGAGATATTTATGGCTCTGATGGTGTCGCAGGATCTGATGGCGCACCAGGATCTGACGGAGCAACTGGCCCTACTGGTCCTACTGGATTACCAGGCTCTAGTGGCCCAACTGGACCAACCGGATCTTCTGGACCACAGGGATACCAAGGATTTCAAGGAGCTTCTGGATCTACCACAGTTAATTTTTATCAACAATCGACAAGACCAGCAATTAATCCTGCTGCAAATTCTTTCGCTGTTTGGTATGATACTGAAAATGCGATTTTGTATTTTTGGGTAACTGATAGTAACGGCTCTAATTGGGTATCTTTCTCAGGAAACGCATATGCCTAACCCAAATAATTTGTCTGGAATTTCTAATGCTTCAAAAGATATATTAACTTTTATTCAAGCAGAAAGGCCGGATGTACTAGAAAGAAGTAGACCGGCTTTTTGGTACAATACTGATAATAACAGTACATATTTTTGGGATATAACAGTTAATGATTGGTTGCCAGTAAAACCAATTACAACCTCAATAGGAACCACAGCGCCACCTTCTGTTTGTAATTTTACTTTTGAAAAAACTGCTGACATATCTGCTAATATAGGAATATTTGATTTAGTTAATGACGAAGATTTTGATCCAAGTCCTGATTTTAAAATAAAAGAAGTTTTTATTCATAGTGGTTTAGTAAGAATTTACGGATATGATATTGATAATAATTTAATAGAAAAACAAAAAAACATTGATCAAGTTGGTAGTAATTGGCAAACTTTCAACTTTTCAAGTTTTTATTCAGTATCAAGAGTAAAAATATCGCATACAAAAAATTTACTTTCTGACTCATCTGATAAACCATCGGTTATATTAAATTGTCCTGCCTTATATGAAGATGGTACTGCTGCATTAGATTTAGACGGACTACCTTTTATAGTAAAGAATCATATAGCAGATGATTATATAACATTAGGAACTTCTCCATTTCCATCTATTTATAGCCCATTTAGTAATCCGCCAGTTTTTGAACAAATTCCAATAGATCAATCATCCTTAGATTTTTATAATATAGTACAACAAGATGTAAAATTATTAAGCGTAGTTTATCAAGGAAGAGTTAGTCATGCAGCTTTAGCTAATGATGGTTTTTATTTATTTGAAAAAGATATATATTCAAATAAATTAATTTTAATAAAATCAGATCGTAATATTGGAGGAACTAATTTATTTCCAGGAATTAATTTTAATTATAATAATGCGATTAATCCAAATAATGAATTAATTATTTTCAATGGAATAGAAGTAAAAGTAAGTACAGATTTTACTAATTGGACACGATTTCAATTACCACAAGTTACTAATTATTGGACAGGTTTATTAGTATTAAATGATTCTTATTTAATATATGGTTATGGAAAAATAGCATTATCAAAAGATTTAAAAAATTGGGATATTATAGATCTTCCATTACAAAATGGAAAGATTGTAAATATAATTTCTGGTTCGTTTGACAGAGTTAGTGGAGTAGTAGCTTTAACATCTTGCGATTCTGATGGAACTTATTTATTTTTAGGCACTTGCTCTGCCCAACCAGTTACTCCAACTCCTACGCCTACGCCTACGCCTACGCCTACTCCAACTATTTGTAACTCTATAACTTATTCCAGTCCTATAGAACCTACATTTAATGTTGCTTTTAGAGGTAATTTTACAAAATCACAACTTCCAATTGGATCATATTTATTTGAATGGATTTTAGATCCAAATCCACCAGCTTCATATTATGCAGCAGGGAATACAAATCAGAGTCCTGCCAGCAAAGTAAAATATGTTGATGATGGGATTGTAATTACTGAAGTTCCTTTTTACGCAAATACAGGAATAAATCCTGTAATTGTTAAATTCCCGCAAGGTAATAACACTTATATTTATTGTACAGTAAATGTAGAAATTACTTCTGGAACATGTATAGCAGAAATAACTAGAATAGAACCATCAGAACTTAAATATAGTACAACGCTTAAGATTTACATTAATAGTCCTTGCGGATTTAATATAGGTGATCAAGTTAGTTATTCTGGTGGACAAGGATCTGGAATTGATGCTATTAAATATGATAGTGTTACTGGTGAATATTATTTAGAAACAAAAGTTCCGTCTGGCGGAATGATTGATGGTACAATTGTTGTTTCAAGATATTACGGTAAGAATTTTGATCCAGCATTAGGAGCTATAGATTATATAGGAACTTTTGTAGGAACAACTAATTCTTTATCATATTCTCTTTCGTATAGTCCTCCTCCATATGTAAATCCATCTCCTCCATTTCCGCCATCACAACCTTCTTATAATGCCCCTAACTTAATGGAAGTTTATTATGGCCTTCCTTTTTTAGCAAAATTAGATAAAAATGCACAAGTGCTTTTAGAAAATATTGCTTTAAGGTTTACTTACAATGGAAATACCGCAAATATTCAAACAAATGGTTATTTAACCGTAACTACAGATGATCCTAATTTTACAATAGTTAATGAATATAATTTTTCTTTTGATAATGTTAGAATTGTTAGAGGAAATTATTTATCTTTTAAAGATTTTAATTCTAGATATTATTTAGTTTGGAATGGCGTAGATCCATCTATTTTTGAAAATAATGCCACTCATGATTTAACTATTAACTTTGAATTAGAACTTGATGGCGGTGCAACACTTACGGCATCTGGAATATTGACTGTAAAAAGAGATTATACAGTAGCTCATCAATTCATAACTGGTTTAACTGAACCTGTAACATTTCAAAACAATCTTACAGTATTTGATCAATCTGACTATCCAGATTTAACTATATTACCAAATGAAACATCTGTTCAAACAGAAGAAATGTTTGTTGTCACAGTAGATGGAAAGGGTATTGTTTCCAACAATTATCAAATTCCTTTAAATTCAAATTTATGGCCACAACCAGCCGGTTTCACTTTAGTATTTACTACAGGTAATTATTTGGAAGTAGAAGGCGCTACTCCAAATTGGAAGGGCGCTAGTTGGATGTCTTCTATTTCATATGAAATAGTAGATGGTAAAGTAACAATACCTCCATTAACTATAAAAATAAAAGAAGGCATTAATAAAAAAGATATACCAGCAGATATAGCAAAAAGAATTGATGTTTTTGTTGGTTATGATATGTCTTGTGGTTATGGTGGATCGTCAAATTGTCAACAGATTGAATATCTAGGCTTTAATACTTTTAAAATACCAGTAACAGTTCAAGATGTAGTAACTACCACTACGACAACTACCACTACCACTACTACCACTACAACTACGACTACTCCTTGCCCAAAATATAAACCTATATATGATGCTCCAAATAATTGCTATACATGTACATGTGATAGTACGGGAACTTATTTTAGTTATAATGAATGTTTAGCTTCTTTAAAAGCTTTGGGCCAAACTAATTGTGGTACTGGCTCTACAGAACCAATTCCTCCGGTTCAACCAACGAGTGAATTTTTAGTAATTCTCGGATCTGATCATCAGGGTGGTTTAAGTCCATACGCAGATCTTAGAATAAATTTAAATAAAGATTCTTCTTCTGGATTAACATCCAAGTACGCAGTTTCTAATTACTACTTGCCTAATTTTACCCAAGATAAAAAAATAATTAACTATTCTATTAAGATTTCTTCTGCTAAATCTGGTAATGGTTTAGCCCTTATTATCCAAGACTTTTCTTTTAAAAATATTTTATCTAGACCTTATGTTTTAGTTGTAACTTACGATAAAAATGATATTTATACACCTAAACTTAATGGTAGTTATTTATTGAAAAAACCATTTTTAGGTAATTACTATACGAGTTCAGCAGAACCAAATACATTTGATTCTTATAAACTTTTGTGCAACTCTTTTGACTTAGATAATAAATATGATCCAGCATATTTAAAAAATTCTAATGGAAGATTTTTTATAACAATAAATGAACATGGCACATTTTTTCAAAATACAGCAAATGAAAATTTAGTTAAAAAAATAACATCAAATCATTTTGTTGAAAACTTCTTCGCTAATCAATCGGTTGATTTATGGTCTGGAACATTTGCTCACGAACAAAAATTTGGAAAAATACCAGGAACTTATTTTGATATTACTTCAAGAAAGTTATTAAAGGGTTATTTAAATTTACCTGTTTATAACAATCCAGAAAATTTAGAAACTGTAAGCGATTGCTCATTTGAATATTTTGATACAGCTATTCCATTTTTAGAAGTTGACACTAAATGCCCAACCATCACAGAAAATGGTTTAGGTTTTATAACTGATAGATTTGTTAAGGTTGGCAATGTTTATTATAGTTTAAGTAAATCAATAGCTATATTTTCAAAAGATAGATCTGGCTATGCCGACTATATAGTATTTACTAAAGATTCTGTTTATGGTTTTTATCATCAAGGATCAAATTCAAGTTTTAATGTATCTAAATTTAAAATAAGTTCTACAGGAAAAGCTTCTGCTTGGGAAAATACACTAGTTGAACAGCATTCATGCCCAGACACTTATATAACTAGTGATTATGATAGCGCAAATATGTTTATGGTATTTAAGAAAAATTGTCATGAATTTCTAGAACCGGCCCCATTAAAAGCAGACGGAACACAAAATTCATTTGACTATCAATCAAAACAATTAAATGGAGATATGGCTCCAGTAAATTGTGTTTCTATATTGCAACTACCATTAGATAAGTTTTTTGCTGCAAATAGCGGAACATTTGAAAAAATGTCAGTTAAAGAAGAAGATCCACTTAGATGGTATGATATTGAAGTTGAATTAGAAAGTGCTAGTTTTTCATTAGTTAATATTAGTTCTCAAATAACTAAGAAAACTATATCTTCAATAAATAGAGATGTTGTTCCTTCCGATTATATTTCTTATTCATCAAAATATCCTTGGGGTAAATTTGTAAAAGGCCCAGAATCTCCATCAATTACAGATCCTATTAATCTAGGAAGACTAGATAAAGTTTCTCTTTTGCAAAAAGCGCAATATGGTAATTCTATCAAGATATTTGATTCATATCCAAGAGCATGTAATTGTGATTTGCATGTAACATCTATTAAATATAGTGGCACAACAGCAGTTTTTGGTACTGCAATTATTAATAGTCAGGGGCAAGTTGTAGGAATACCTGTTATATATGGGGGTCTTGGTTATACAACACCGCCAGCAATTACTATTTCTGGAGGAAATGGTTCTGGAGCTACAGCAACTCCAATAGTTTCAAACGGAATAATAACTGGTGTTTCGATTAATAACGGAGGCTCTGGTTATACATCTAATCCTACTGTAACATTATCGTCTTCGGGAAATTCTGGAACAGCGACTGTTAGCGCTACAACTATTAATAGTTTGGGCCAGATAACATCTATTAGTATTGGTAATTCCGGTTCTAATTATACAAGTAATCCAACAGTAACTATTTCTGGTGATGGAACAGGGGCTACCGCAGTAGCTACAGTCTCTAATGGCATTGTTACTGGAATTACAATTACTAATCCAGGAACTGGATACACAAGTAATCCAACAGTTGCTATTTCTCCCCCAATATTAGGTAATGATCCACTTCCAATAATAGATGGTTCTAATTGGAAATTTGAAATAACAGTTGATAGTTCTGAACAATCTATACCTATAGAATTTGGCGGTTCAAATTTAATAATTAATTTAGAATTAATAGATCAAAAAACTAGTCAAACCGTTCCTTTAAATGGCTTTTTTAATTTATTAATATCACCTGTTGAAAATGACTCTTTTTCTTTTAATATTAAAGATTCTATCTATACTCCAGATACATCATTATTTGAAGTAAAGGATGGTAAGGCTATAATATCAATTAGCCCATTAATGTTTTACACAAAACAAAAAACCATAACGGATGCAAAAATAACTATCTTGCCAGCGCTTAAAAATACAGCATATTCAATTAATAATGTATATGGAAATAGCTTTAATTATGTAAAGACATCCGATGTTAATTTACCAACAACATCAACATTTAATGTTGTTTCATTAGATAATCAAGGAACAAGCATTTTTAAATTTAGAGAATCAATAGCAACTTCTAAAAATTCATCTGCTATTTTTGAAATGTTATATCAATCACAAAGTCATTATTTATCATCTAATGATGAAAAATACAAACCGTATATAATTTTTACAAATTCTTCAAATAATTCTACCCTTTCAATATCTGAATTTTCTATAACCAAGGAATCAGTTAATGGAAAAACTTTATACTTAGTATCTGTTGATAATAGTACGCTAGGAATAGTTAATAAAATAGAAGGTGATTTAAATGTTTTCAATGGTACTAATAACTTTTTAATAAGTATTAAGAATGGATCTTTTTATATGCCAAAAGATAATATCAGTAGTGTAATCACTATAGATAATCAATATGGCATTTACGCATTGAGTGACAAATATTCATCAACATTTAATCTTAAAGAGAGTATTTTTCCATGAGCAGTTTCTCTCTAAATCTTCTTAATGTAAATACTGGTACTGGTACTGGAGATAAATCCACCTTTAAAATTACTTATAAATCAACTCCAAATTTTCCAGCAAATTATCCATTACAATCTTATTTGTCATCTAGTTATGGTGCTGGAGGAAATTGGAAAGGCCATATTTATGAATATACTGGAACTCCTACAGTAACATTTAATTATATTGAAAATGATCCATTAAATATTTTTAGCCAAATAGTTAGCGATTCCACAGGACTATTTCCATCATCTTTAGTTACTGCTCCTCCGACTAGAGATCCAATATCTCCTTTTACTATTACTTTGCCAGAAGGAAATCATGAATTAGTAATTGAAATGAAATATATTGGTTCTTCTTTAAATCCGGCAGAACAACCATGTTATGGATTTTCCTCCAATGATTTTTTAAATAAAGAAGTGCTAAATGCGCCAACTCTTGCTATTTCATACCCAAATCTTGGTGGGGGCTGGTGCAATTTTCCAAAAAGAAAATTTAATGTAAAATATAATGATCAAGATTTACCAAGTTATTTATCATCATCTGCTTATTTGAATATTAATTCACTTTTTAAACTTGCTTCGGGCAATGTAAACAATGGTTATGATTTATTTTACTTATCTAGGTTTTCATTTCCTGTTACATTTGATTTAGAAATTAGGGATTTTGATAGAGAAAATAAAGAAATATATATTTCAAATATTTTAAATTTATCTATAAATGGATCAAAAATAAATCTTCAGTCCATAGGTAGTATTGACGAACCTTCATATTTATCTGGATTCTTTTTAGCGAATGTTTTGTTTGATGATTACATATGCTCAGATGCTATATTGATGAATTATAAAGGATGTGATATAGATGGTAACCTAGGCAATGGAACTAGCGCATATCCTCCGCATGAATCATTACCAAAATATGAACCATTAGACGATGAAGCACGATTTGCCAAAGTAGTTGAACTTAAACAAGATAGTATAAAAGGTTTAGTTTTAAAAATAGATACTGATATAAATCCTGCTAAATTTTATAAATCATCTCAAGTTTTTACATTCCATTTTTTTAGAAAAAGTTCTTTTTATGATATCTTAGATTCTAACAGAGAACTGATTGATAATAGTGGAACTTTTGAAATTGATGAAGTTGGAATGCCAATTACTGGAGAAGAACTTTATAAAGAAGATTGGTTTAATTTTATTGGAGTTTCTGGTTTTAATTTTCAAAAATTAACTTGGCTTAATGACAATTCTTTTTATGCGACAAATCTAAAATATCAACCATATAAATACATAGATAATAAACTTACTTTACTGGGAACTAATTATTATTTAACATATAGAGAATTAAAAAACTCTCCAGATAATTTAATATTTTTCTCAGATTCTTCTTCTCAAAAACCAGTTGATTATATTTTTGATAATGTGTCAATGTCCGCTTTATATCCACATATAGAACTACCATCTACTTTTGCTAAAACATTTAACCAAAATATTCATTTTAATTATTCTAACAATACTCAATTAATAAAAGATTATAATACATTTGATAATAATATTTCGTGTCGTAATTCTTTATCAAATCCAACAAGTTCTCCATCTCCAACTCCTTTGCCTCCACCTGGTACTCCAGGAGGTGCCGGTGGTGCTGGTGGCCCTGGCGGTCCTGGTGGTCCAGGTGGCCCTCCAGCCGGAACTCCATTACCTACATTACCACCTCCAGGAAGTCCTAATGGTCCTGGTGGCCCAAGTGGTCCAGGTGGTCCTGGTGGACCAGGTGGTCCTCCAACCGGAACCCCATTACCACCATTGCCTCCGCCAGGAACCAACGGTGGTCCAGGCGGTCCTTTAGGCCCAGGAGGTCCTGGCGGTCCTGGCGGTCCAGGTGGTCCTGGTGGTCCTGGTGGTCCTCCAGCTGGTAGTCCTCCACTTGTATTATTTCCACCTCCAAATAATCCATACGGACCAGGAGGCCCTTTTGGTCCTGGTGGTCCAGGTGGCCTAGGTGGTCCTCCTTTGGGAACACCATTACCTCCGTTGCCACCAGTAGGATGGCCAGGAGGACCTGGAGGTCCAAATGGTCCTGGCGGACCAGGCGGTCCTGGTGGACCTGGTGGCCCAAGTGGCCCTGGTGGACCAGGAGGTCTTGGTGATCCATCTCAACCATTTGTTTGTCCTTGGGGTTTAATTGGATATAGTATAAATACAAGGACTGTATATGATGAAATAGCTTCTGGAATAGCTGGCAATCCACCAATTATTATTAGAAATACTGAGAAATGCATAGATATATTTTATGGTAATCCAACAGAACCTATTTCAGAAAAAGATTGTGTTAGAGGTAAAGTTTTAGGCGGAGGACTTATAGTTGGCGATATTAGCGATGTTAGAAGAGAGACTGGTATAGATAGACTTTGTAGTTCGGCCCCTCCTTCTAGTCCGCCTGGACCACCGCCTCCCTCTCTTCCAACTTCTCCTCCAGCTTCTCCGCCTACTGGAAATACTAATCCGAATAGTCCTCCAACTAATTCTCCTGCTCCAAATACAGGAAGTCCAACACCAACTCCAACTACGCCACCAACAGGAACTCCTGGCGGTCCTTTAGGTCTAGGTGGCCCTGGTGGCCCTGGTGGACCAGGAGGACCAGGTGGACCTCCATCTGGAACTCCATTACCCCCGTTACCGCCCCCAGGAAGTCCTGGTGGTATAGGAGGTCCAGGAGGCCCAGGAGGTCTGACTGGACCAGGCGGTATTCTTGGTCCAAGTGGCCCAGGTGGTCCTTTAGGACCAGGTGGCCCTGGTGGACCAGGCGGTCCTCCATCTGGAACTCCACTACCTCCGCTGCCACCTCCAGGAAGTCCTGGTGGTATTCTTGGTCCAAATGGCCCAGGAGGCCCTTTAGGTCCAGGTGGACCAGGTGGACCAAGTGGCCCTCCAGCTGGAACTCCATTACCACCAGGATTTATATATACTTCAGGTTTAAGTGGCCCAAGTAATCCTCCATCTGGATCAGGAGGTTCGACTTCTAGTTCTACATCTGGATCTGGAGATCCGCAAGAAGGTGATACATATGATCCAGGAGAATGTGCGACTTCAACATATGTACTTAAAAAAGGTTCTGGAGAACCATTACCTCCGAAACGATGCGCTATTTTTAGGAGAGAGACAAATTTTCAATCAGATGGTTTAAACCCAGGTAGTAGTAGCGGTCTTATAGGTACTGGTACTAAAATTATAATGGATCATGGAGCAAATTTTTATAAATTTGTATGGTTGGGCAGATTTGCACCAGCCGGTTTTATGTATAGTAGTAATCCAGGAGCAGAACTTACAGCTGGAATAGAATACAGTTTGGAAAATGTGAAGTGTTGTGATGGAGCCATTGTTTCTGGTCATAGTCCTTGCCCAGAACCTCCAAAACCTTTACAGACAGCGCAGGGATCAGCATATAATGTAAATTCCGCTCAAAACCTATCAAATGTTACTAATTCTACAAATACATCAACATCTTCAACATCAAACACTATTATGCCATTGTCTGGAAGCGCAACTTTTATGTCACCTAGTGGACAATTAGTTGTTGGAGTAAGACAAGAAGCAATAAATGTGCCACCAGCACCACCAGGATATTATTGGTCTATGGTTGAAAAACCAGGAGTGGCTGGCGGTAATATTTTTAGAAATTTACCAGAATCATGTTTTATAACACAATCACCAACACCGACTCCGACTCCAACAAATCCAGACGGATCTTGCCCTCCAGGAAAAGAAAAGGTTGGGGATTCTTGTTGCAAGATGATTACTGTAAGAGCAGAACTCAGAGATCCTCCGTATTGCACTATATGTGAGCATTTTATATATAGCGCTGCTCTTTTATGTAATCCGAATATTGATAATAACAATGTTAATAACCCTCCTGTTGATGGAGGTGGTGGCGGTTATCCTCTTATTGGAGTGGTAGATGTTGGCGATAGCGTTAACTGGCAAGACGGAGGTGGCGGTCCAGTTATTAATCCAGTAGTAGATCAACCATTACCATTTAACAATCCAGTAAATAATGGTAACAATCCAGATATTGAAGGTCAACAAGACGGAAATGATCAAGGTCCAGATCCAGATTCTTATCCATTGTCTAAATCTGGAAGTTCTTATGCAAAACTAGTAGATAATGGAATTCAAAATTTAATTGCTCAAGGATGTTTACCGCCATATCAACCATTAGAAAATTTCCCAGCCATAGTTGAATCGGGATCAAATGCTATAAACGCTATTGCTTCTGTTTCTGAAAACGGTAAAGTTGCTCAATATTCACTTACTATGAATTGTGTAGTTACCGTTAGTAATAATCCCGATAATATTTTAGAACCGGATTTAACACCTACTAATACTAATACAAACAACTCTGATCAATATCCTATTTTTATATGTGGTCTTCCAATTCCACCATATGTATATGATCCAGATAATACTTCTGTTAATAATAATTTAAACAATTTGTTTAATGCTCCAATGTGTAGTCCAGGATTTCCTTTACCTCCCCAAGTAAATCCAAATCCGCCAATGTGTACTGGAATGCCAATAACTGTATAAAAAGGAATAAAAATGATTTTTACAGAAAAAGTTCATAAACTATATGCTGGATTTTTTATGTCAGATTCCAGATTTAACTGGAAGAGTGATAGTCCGTCTTGGCTTTTTATAAAAAATAATTTAGTTAATTTTTGGCCACAAGAAGTTGATAATCAATTTTATTATGAATTCCCACAAGCTCCACAAAAATTAAAAGTTTCAAATGGTGGCCAAGCTCCATTAACTATGCTCCCTTATGATCACTTATTTACAAGAGATCACCCAGCTGGTTGTTGCCCAAATAGTTTGGCAGAAAATAGGGGTTTAGTTACTAAAATATACTTTAATTTTTTCTTTTATTTGGGATTACCTAATTTAAGAATAGTATTTACATATCAATGTGATAAAACCGGAAGCTTGGAAGAAAAAGCATATGATTACACATTAAATAATGCCGTATTACATACTGTTGTTGCCCCAAATGATAAATTAATACCTCCATTTGATAGGTGGAAATCTAAAGATAGTTTAACAGGTGTTCAATTTTATAAGTTTACTTTAGAAGAGGGTTATCCATTAGGTGGTTTTAATTGCGCTAGTGGCGATTTAGAAAGCAATGATTACAAAATAGCAAATCCAGTAAACTTTACTTCTGCAATACATAATGGTCTTAGGCGTGGTGCAAAAAAACAATATTTTGTTACCGGTCATGATTCTGCTAATGCCGGTATTTTTAATATGGGTACTTCTAATAATGAATACTCTTGGCAAGAAACTGGACCAAGAGATTTTTATATTTTTGTAAACTATGAACCACCAGGTTCTGTTAACGGAGCATCTTTTCAAGGCTACACTACACCGAGGATATTGTAAAATGCCATTTCCAGCTAATCCAACTAATGGCCAAACATTTTATATAGGCACAAAATATTTCATATATAATTCTACTAGTGGTTGGATAGAACAAGAACCAGCTATTTATTTTGTGCAAAATACTAAACCTACTGGTAATTTTGGATTATCTAGGCCAGGCGTTTGGTACAACCCGTCTTTAGGTGTTATTTATTTATGGCAGGATGGTCAATGGGTACAATACTTTACTGTATGTAGATGAGGTTAATATGCCATTTCCAGAAAATCCAACTGATGGGCAAATATACTCTAAAAGCGGAAACCTTTTTATTTTTAAGTCTGGAAAAGGCTGGTCAAGAATTGAGCCGGAAGTTTTTTTTAAACAAGATACAGCGCCGACCATATCTGACATAAAAGGTCGCAAGGCGATATGGCAAGATACAGTTAATAAAATTATGTATTTTTGGAATAGCCAAATTAATAAATGGATATATAGTCCATCTGCTTGCGGAACATATGTTCCATTAACTCCAAAATATATGACTTTTTATTCGCAGACAGCTAGCGAGTTAATAGCTAACGCAACTCCATTACCAGATACTGTAGATACTCCATTGTGGAAAACTCAAAATAGCAGAAGCACTAATCCAACCATTAATGCAAGAATACCTAGTGACTATCAAGTAGAATTAATACACCCAGTAGAATCTCCGAATAATTTTGTTATTTATTATTTTATACAATTTAAAAATGCATTTAATAAAAAAATGGCTTTAAAAACAATACCGGTTATAAAGGCTAATTGGCACTCGTCAAATACTAATTATACTGGTACAACTACAGAAAAACCAACATTAACAGTATTGTCAGTTAAAAAAGCAAAAGATGAATATGGATCAAAAAATAATTTTGACTCAATGGACGATTCTGTTTATGAAGTAGCTGTTGAAGTAGCGACTGAAACAGATATATATGGTTCTAATTATATACAAGATTTAACTTTTAATAAGCCAACAACATTTAATATAGAATTAGAAGCAACAGAATATGGATTAAAATTAGTTAATGTAATTCCATCTTCTTATTTTTCATATCAAGGACTTCCCTATAGAGCTAATTTATATTGGAAATATAATATAGCAAGAACAATAAATCCATATATCAATGTAATAGTTTATCCGCAATCTCATCAATTACAAACAAATGGATCTGTTTTTAATATACCCATAATAGCAGAACCTATTACTGGCTATATGAATATATTTGATTCTGCTGATAATTTTACTGGATTTTATTCTGGCATTCCTAGTGGATCAGTAAAAAATAACACATATAAAAATTATTCTGGAACATTTTCTATTGAAGTTACCGGAATTTACGATGTAAATGGAACTCCAGTAGCTACATTGACTGGAACAAAAACTAAAACAGTAACTAATGGATTGGCTATATTTGATGATTTAGTTTTAACCGTTACTGGTCATACATTAATAAGTGGAAAGTTCCCCATGGCAAAATTAACTATAACCGCTAGCAATGTTAATATCGTGTCTAAAAAAACAGATATATTTATATATTGGATATAACATGGCAAAAATATTTTCACTTACTGATGATATTAAGCAAATAGCTGAATTCGCCATTGATGATCTTATAGATCAGCTTGGTAAAACATGTAAACTTGTTTATGCAGCTTCACCTTCGCCTTGCCCAAATTGTATTTTTGATCCTATTGGAAATAAATCTTCTAATACTTGGATTAGTGGTGGTCCAATACCATTTGAAAATGGATCTACTTGTCCACATTGTGATGGAACAGGACTTCACTTTACAACTGTAACAAAAGACATAAAAGTTTTAGTTGCTAATTCACCAAAAGACTTTTTTCAAAAAATGCCAGCTAATATTCAAATTCCGGCAGGAACTATACAGACAAAAGGTTATATGAAAGACTTGCCGGATGTTTTGCAAACAAGAAAGATGATTTTTCAATTAGATGTTCAAGGCTTAGTTAAATACACATATGAACTTTCTGGCGAACCTATTGATCAAGGCAATATAGTACAAGGTAAATATTGGGTTGCGAATTGGGTCCGTGTAGGGGCTTAATATGCAATACAACTGGTCTATATCAATAAACCCAAGCGATTTTGAAAAGAAACTATTAGCAGAATTAAGAAAAATAACATCTGCTTATATTAGTAATGTCATTAAAAAAATTAGACCAAAAATAAGAGGTATTATTGCATATCATCTTATAAACTCTCCAGAATATGAAGCTTTAACAGATTTGCGTGGTAAATTAAGATTAGATCTTGGTATTGAAAATCCAGAAACAATTATTTCTCAACTTATAGATTATATATCTAATCAAATTAATTTTTTAAAGAAAGATCCAACATCTACATCTTTAGGCGGAATGACGCTGTATTTATTAAGAAGAGAGGGTTTGCAGGGTTTAATAGATAGTCCTTTGGGTAGTTATACATCTAAGGGCGGGGAAATACCTTGGTTAAAATGGTTATTAACAGAAGGAACTTCCACTATAATACAAGATTATGAAGTTAGATATTATGATAAGGCTCAAAAAAATTCTAGAAGTAGATTTGCGTTGATGGTTCAGCCGACAAAACTTTCTTCTAGAGCTAAATATTCTAAATTTTATGATTCTGGAGGAAATTTCAAAGGAGTTAAAGGTTTTGCGATTGATTCAGAATACGCAGGAACAGAAGATGATAATTGGATAACTAGGTCTTTTATGAGAGCTATACCAAGCATAAACGAACTTATAGAAAAAGAAGGTTTAGAATGATAACAAAATTTAATGGCGTTCAACAGTATGGACAACCATTAGCTTCTGAAAACCTAGAAACATCACTCATGTTTTTTACACAATGGGCGATGCTTAATATAGGAGCTTTTTCTAATAACAGAATTAACAATAATCCAAGTGGCATAGGATCTCATTCGGCAGATCCTTCTAGATTAAGACTTGCTAGAGATCCAAGATATGCATCTGGCTGTGTTTGGGAAGGTGTTAGATCAGATTGGGTTTGGGAAACAGGAATTGAATATTCTACTCAACCAATAAATATTAGCGGTGTTTATGTAAATAATAATTTTATTTCAGTTAGTCAAACTGGAGTTTCTGGATATAAAGTTTCTTATCCAGAAGGAAAAATCATATTTAATACACCATTGCCTTCTGGAACAAAAGTGCAATGTGAATATTCAAATAGAAGTGTAAAAGTTTTACGAGGGCAACAGCCTTGGTTTAATCAGCTAATTTTTAATAGTTATAACCCAGCAGACCCTCATTTTTTGCAAAATGGCTCTGGAACTTGGGATGTTTTATCTCAAAATAGAGTTCAATTGCCAGCTATGATTATAGAATCTATTCCGAAAGTTAATTTTTATCCATTAGAATTAGGTAATTTAACAAGAAAGCATCAACAGGAAGTAATCATAACTATATTGGGAGAAACATCTTATGACAGAAATCAAATTCATGATATTATAACTTATCAATGGCAAAAACGAATCATGGGCGTTGATCGCACTAAATTGGTTAACGATAGAAAATATCCATTGAATTATGATGGAACTAGATCGGCTAGTGGTATTCAATACCCAGCTATGGTCAGCGGTGATTATGCTTGGAAACAAATTAGAATTGAAAATATTAAATCTAGAGAAATAGATCTGCCTAATCCTTTAGTAGGCTGTGAAATAAGGCTAACTTGTGAAAGTGATTTACCATAAATGCTTTTTTTTGGTGTAAATGCTTAATAGGTAATTACCTAAACTGTATATAGGAGAATAATCGTGGCAAATCGAAGAATGTTTTATGCCGTAGAAGCTCTTAGCATCGCTCCAGATGCTACAGATACTTACACATTTGTACATGGCGTTCAAAGTGTTGGTATGAACACTACTTTTAACCTTGAGAACATTTTTGAACTTGGTCAGCTTTCTCTTTACCAGATCGTTGAAAATGTTCCTGATATTGAAATTACCGTAGAAAGGGTTCTTGACGGAACTGCCCCTATTTATACTTTGGCCACTCAAGAAGGCGCTGATAGCAGTCTTGTTGGTCGTTCCAATGCAAAGTGCAAAGTAGCTATGCAGTTTTACAATGACACTCAGGGTTTGGCTAGTGGTAGCCCACTTTCTGAAGTTATTGTTTCTGGCGCTTTCGTAAGTCAGATTTCTTATAAGCTTGCTACTGAAGGTAATGCGACTGAAAGCGTTACTATGGTAGCAAACAATAAGAAGTGGAATCGTATTGAAACTGGTGACGCTGCTTACTTTACTGGGTATACCGCAACTACTGCTGATGGTACTGGTCTTCCAGCATCAGAAAAAGCTACTGACAATAATGCTAGCGGTGTTAATCGCAGACAGCATATCGTGTTTGCCTCTAGCTTGCTACCTTGCAATAGTGGCACTAAGCGTGGTGGCATTCCTGGCATTAGCACCAATGGTGTTAATGAAGTTGATAGCAATCTTGGTTGCTTTAGAGCTAGCGTACAGTCTGTTAGCGTAAGCGCTAACCTTGGTCGTGAGCAGATGCTTGAATTAGGTCGTAAAGCTCCTTACTTCCGTTATGTTAAGTTCCCTGTTGAAGTAACAGCGGAATTTGAAGTAATGAACAAGGTAGGCGACTTGGTTGAAGCTGATGAAGTTCAAGACAACATTAGTGATCAGTCCATCAAACTTGTTTTTGAAGAAGGCTTGTCAGTTGATCTTGGTACTAGCTGCAAACTTACTTCCGTAAACAATGCTGGTGGTGGCGCTGATGGTGGTAATGGCACGATTACTTATAGTTATCGTACCTATAATGATTTTACTGTAACTCATCCATCAGACCCTATGTAATTTAAGTAAACTATATTATAATAAAGCCAAGGGGGTTAATTCTCTCTTGGCTTTTTTTATTTAGGAGGACTTTTGGACGAATTATTTATAAATAGAATTATTGCAGGAGTAATGCGTTTTAAATATAAAGATAAAGTTTATTTAATTAAAAATCCAGATAGGTATCATAAATATATAGCTGAAGAAATTTATCAAGAGGCTTTAGTAGATGCTAGAGTTGAAGGTCTTTATACTGACCTTGAAATAAACGATATGTTAATAGAACAAGGCATATGGAATGATGAAAAAGAAGAAAAACTTAAAGCCTTAAACAAAGAAATAGAAGAATTAAAAATAAACTTGTTTCAAAATTTTTATAAAGAAAAAGAAAGTGCAGCAATTAGAAAAGTATTAGCAATCGCCAAAACAGATAAAAGTTTGTTAACGATTGAAAAATACTCATATACATATTTAAGCGTTAGCGGTTATGCTTCTACTGCAAAAATTAAGTATTTAATAGGCAGTTCTCTATTTCATGAAAACAATACACATGTATTTAATGAAATAACATTTTGGAAAAACAGAAGTGATTTGTTAGATGAGGCTGTTGTTTTTTATAATCAATCTAAATTGGATGATAATAAATTAAGACATTTAGCAAAAACAGACCTTTGGAGAAGTTATTGGTCAGCTAGAAAGTCCGAAAGTTCTATGTTTGGAATACCTTCTGTTGATTTAGATGACGAGAGAAGATCTTTGATTAGTTGGAGTCAATTATACGATAACATAGCAGAACATCCAGAATGTCCGCCGGACGACTTAATAAATGATGACGATGCCCTTGATGGTTGGATGATTAATCAGAAAAGAGAGCGTGAGCAAAAGAAAAATCAAAACTCGATAGATTCATCACTAACCGATAAAGTAAAAAATTCTTCAGAAATTTTCATAGTAGCTCATTCACAAAAAGAAAGAGATAGGATAGAATCTATGAATAGCCCAGAAGTTAAGGCTATTAAAAGATCTAGAGAAAAAATTATTCAAGAAAAAGGCGAGGTTTCAGACCTTGATTTTTCAGATGTAAGAAGAGATATACAGATGAAGAAAAACTCAATGTGAGAGGAAAACATGGGAGTTTACGAAAACTTTGAAAAAGCTTCAAAAATAAATAAAGAAGATGAATTAAAATTAAATGAGAAACATTTATTACTATCAAAAGAAAAATTAAAAAAAGTAGCTAATACAAAAATGAGGACAACTTTTATCGGCTCTCTTTCTGCAATAGAAAAATTTTTTAGTGAATTGTGGGAATATGACTATCAAGATGGGGAAGAAGTTAGTAAAAGAAAAAGAGTGTGGAAGGAAAAATGGGAACAATGCAGGGCAGAAATACTTAATAATGGGAACAATCAGCTTCGTGCTGTTGATGCAGAAATTGATCAATACTCTGTTTCTTGGGATGGTTACACTCGCAATTTTTCTAAAGGAGGACAGTCATGAGTGCGCCTGATAACAAGAGGACTTTTAAGGTAACGCTTGATACCAAGGAAGTAGAACTCGCAGTTCTTCGTCCGACTATTAAGCAGAAGCAAGAAGGCCAAAAGGTTTACAACAAGGCATTTCGTGATGCCGTTGAATCCGGCGGTATTCTTCGTGCAAAAGTTGAAAATGTAATGCGTGAGCAAAAGCTTTGGGATGACACAAAGCAAAAGCAATTGCGTGAACTTCAAGAAAAGATTGCAGAGTCTGAACGAAGGATTAAGTCTGGCGGTATTAAACTTAGTGAAGCCAGAGAAATCGCCCTTCAGATGAGGAAGTATAGGGCTGAGTTGCGAACATTGAACTCTGATCGTATTGGATTAGATAATAATACAGCAGAAGGACAGGCTGATAACGCCCAATTTAACTTCTTTGTTTCTGCTTGTACTGTATTTAATGATACTGGCAAGCAATACTTTAAGTCTTATGAAGACTTTTTATCTAAAGAAGTAGACCCAGCCATTGGACCAGCAGCTTCTAATCTTGCCATGATGCTTTATGGTATTGACCCAGATTATGAAAAGAGATTGCCGGAAAATGAGTTTTTAAAGAAGTATAAGTTCGTAGATAATGAACTAAACTTTATTGATAAACAGGGTCGTAGGGTAGATTCTGAGGGCCGTTTGGTCAATGAGGATGGCCGATATATTAATGAGGAAGGAAAACTCGTTGATGTTGACGGCAACTTAGTTGATGAAGACGGCAATTACATTGTAGATTTCACTCCATTTTTGGATGAATCTGGCAAGCCAATTAAGGAAGAAGAAGAATAAAAAATTGGTGTAATATTAATTAGGAAAGTCTAATGGGAGCAGTCTTTTTAAAATAAGGATTGCTCCCTTTCTTTTTATAGAGGAAAACAATGGCTTTTAATATTACCGCTATAATGAATGTTGCTCTCGCTTCTGGAGCAGCTACAAAAATATCAAACGATCTTAATAGACAACTATCTAATAAAAAAGTTACTGTAGATCTTAGTTTGGCCAATTCTGATTCTATTAGAAGAATTAAAGCCGATATTGAAGGAGCAATTACATCTGTAGAAAGTTTTGGTCGTCAAGCCGGTTTGGCAGCAAAAAGATTCGGGGCATTTAGTTTAGCTGCTGGATCAATGATTCAATTAACAAGTGCTATTAAACAAGCGACATCAGAGGCTATAGATTTTGACCGTCAGATGGTTAAACTTGTTCAGGTTTCTGGCGATAGTGGTTCTGCTATTCAAGGTGTTGTTAATGAAGTAACTAGACTTTCAACTTCTTTAGGTGTTTCTAGCAAAGATCTTATTCAAGCTGCCGTTACATTAAAGCAAGCCAACTTATCAATTGATGATACAAGAGTTGCTTTGGAAGCATTGGCAAAAGCTGCTTTAGCACCAAACTTTGAAAATTTTGCAAACACAACTGAAGGTGCTATTGCCATTCTTAATCAGTTTAAGATTGGGGCGAATAATCTTGAGTCAGCTTTAGGCGCTGTTAATGCAGTTGCTGGCGAGTTCGCTGTTGAAGCTGGGGATATTGTAGAAGCAATTCGTAAAACTGGTGGTGCTTTCAAAGCTGCTGGTGGAGACTTAAATGAACTTTTAGGTTTGTTTACATCTGTAAGACAAACAACTAGAGAAAGCGCAGAAACAATCAGTACCGGTTTGCGTACTATATTTACAAGAATACAGCGTGGAAATACTGTAAACGCCCTTAAAGAACTAGGTGTAAATCTTAGATATAGCAGAGAAGAAGCTCTAGCTCTTGGAAATGCTAATCTTGAACAACAGTTCGTTGGTCCTTACGAAGCTATTAGGAGGCTTTCTGCTGCATTATCATCTTTACCTACTACTGATCCTCAATTTGCAAAAATTGTAGAAGAGTTAGGTGGCTATCGTCAAATTTCTAAAGTTATTCCTCTTATTCAAGAATTTGCAATTAGTCAAAAAGCGGTTAATGTTGCTATAGCTGGTTCTACTTCGTTGTCTCAAAATGCTGGCCAAGCACAATTAGCCTATGCGATTAAGTTACAGAAATTAAAAGAAGAATTTAATGCTTTAATTAGATCTATAACTCAATCGACTGGTTTTCAAAAATTATTTGATACTTTTATATCTGGCGCTAGTGCAGCTATTCAATTGGCAGATGCTTTAAAGCCTTTGATTCCTCTTATTGGAGCTATAGCTACAGTTAAAGTTGCCACCGGAATTGGTCAGTTTGTTAAAGGTTTTAGTACCGGCATTACAGCAAGTCCAAACCCAAAGATATTTAATCAAAATAGATTTGCTGATGGTGGCATTGTAAGAATGAAAAGGGGCGGTGTTGTACCAGGAAGTGGATCTGGTGATATTGTTCCTGCATTATTAGAACCAGGCGAATTAGTAATACCGAAGAAATATGCAAAAGGAGGAACTATAGACTTAGAAGAATATCAAAAAAGTGGAATTCTAAGAAATGTAATACAGGTAGCGTTAGGACAAACAAAAAGTAGTCCTAAATTACAGCGAAAAGAAGACAGTCAATCTTTTATTCAAGGACAAGCAAATTATATATTCTCTGCAAAAGATAAAAATGGCAAACCTATAAAACAAGAAGTAGAAATTCAAGATAGTCATATACCAACATTTATTTATAATCCAGAAGTAAAATATAAAAATAAAGATGTTTTACTTTCAAAAAAAATACAATTAGAAGCAAAAAAAATAATAAAAGATAATGAAAATACGATAAAAATACAATCATTAAAAAATACATATGGAGAAGTAAGAGGTTATGAAATTGCTAAAGCCATATTAAATAAAAGTAATGCATATCAATTGGAAGGTTATTTATTTGAACATGAAGTAAAAAACACAGAAAAGTTAAAAGATGCTAGTTTAAGAGATGCTAATTTTCCAGTAGATTTTTTTGGATCTTATGACCAAATCAAACAACTGCCAGGGTTGGAAGACTTAGTAAAAATATCAAATAAAAGAAATTTATTTGTTGAAACAAAACGAAGTGTTGTAAAAGGAAAGGAAATTTTAGATAAGGAAGTTAACCTTTTTAAAGAGGGGATTAAAAGTATAATTGACAAAGACAAACAACTAGAAGAACCTTCTTTTAAAAGAATAAAAGAGAAAAAAAAAGCTTCTGGCGGATTTATAGTTCCTGGTACTGGCAATTCAGATAGTGTGCCAATGGATTTAGACGAAGGTTCTTTTGTAATACGCAAATCTTCTGTTGCTAAAATTGGCGCTGATAATTTAATGAATATGTCTAGAAAAGGATTTGCAAAAGGTGGTAGAGTTCCAGCTATTTTAACTCCAGGCGAGTTTGTATTTTCTCCAAGCGCTGCATCATCTATTGGTGGCGCTAATTTAGACAGAATGAATAAATTTGGTAAATTTGCTTTAGGCGGAAGAGTTGGACTAGCTAATGGTGGACAACCAGAAAGAGAAATGGTTATTCCACAACAAAGAGGTTTAATTTTTAGAAATAAAACATATAATTTAGAAACATTAATAAATTCTACAAAAAGTTTAGCAGATGCAGAAAAGGCTTTAGCCGATATTATTTATGCACAAATAAGCGCAACTAGAGTGGACTTAAGTCAATCGCAAGCTCTTTCTCAATCTAGAGCAATGGCTGCAAGTACATTAAAATTATTAGAAGATCAAGATAGGAAAATATTAACAGCTACATCTGCTTTGGCAACAGCTAGAGCATCAGCAACATCAGCTACAGATCCATCAGTTATTCAAGCGCAAACAAGATTGGATGAGCTTAAAAAAGAACGACAAAAAACTATCACTTCATTAACAGCTTCTGCTTTGCCAACCGGAGAACAGTCTTACACATTTAAACCGGCTACAAAGGTTACACCACTCGCAGGAAAAGAAACAGTAGCTGGTATTTTAGAAGAAAGAGCAATAAGCAGATTTGAAAAAGTAACCAAAGATCCAAAACAACAAGCTTTATTAGGAACCACTACTAAACAAAGATTTTTAGCAGAAGAGGAAAACAAACTAAGAAATCAGATTATTGTTGCTATATCTGAACAGTTAAGAATTTTAACAGGCATTAATGATAACGAAATTTTAATTGAAACAGCTACTCAAAAATATTCTCAGGCTATACAACAGAATGCAAATATAGTTGTTAAACAAGGAAGAGTTTTTGGTTTAGAGTCATTAGAAAAAGATATTAAAGCAGGAACTGTAAAAGTTAATGATAATCTCCGTGGCGTTGCAGATGATTTAAAAATATCCAAAGGCCCTTTAAATAGAGCTATAATTAGTGTTTCAAACAGTTTTTCTTCTTTAAAATCTGCAATAACAGATTTTACAAATGAAGTAAAAACAAATGGACTATTCTCTGGGTTAACGCAAACTAAAGTTGGTAGATCATTAACTGCTGTTGGTGCTATTGGATCAATTTACGGCGGTGAAGCTGCATCAGCGATGGCTGGAACAGCAGAACAAGTTGTTTCTGGACAAATATCAAAAACAAGATATCAAACTTTTAGTGCTTTAGGATCAGCAATTACAGATGCCACTACGGCAGCAGCTATTGCTGCACCAACAATGAATCCTTTAGTAATTGGAATTGCTGCTGTAGGTGCTGGAGTTATTGGACTTACTAAACAATTTTTTAATGCAAGTAAAGAAATAGAAAAGATAAGAATTGACAAGGCCGTTGATAAAATTAATCAAAGCGTTTCCGATTTAGTATCTAATAAAGAATATATACCTACTGCTGGTGTTGAAACAACAGAATTGAGTTCTTTTGTAAAAAATTATAGAAAAGAAAGACAGGCATTAGTTTCATTAAATGAATCTTTAGATCCAGAACAACTAAAAAATGAATTAAAAGGAAAATTCTCTGGTTCTTTGCAGGGAGCAACTCAAATAATTCAAGATAGATTGCGTAGCGTTTTGGGCAATCAAAAAATAAATGCTGCTGAACTTTTTCAAACATTTAGAATTAGTCCAATTAATGCAGATTTAATTAATTTACTAGGCGATGCATCTGGAAAAGCCGGAGAAGAATTAAATAAACTTATTCTTGCATTAGCAAGGTCTGTAGTAGATGAGCAAAGAGTCGAACAAGTAAGACAAAGTTCTATTAATGCAGCAAATAGATTTTCATCTTCTTTAGAGTTTTTGTCTAATTCAGTAGAATCTGCTATATCAAAATTTGAAGAATTATCAAATTCTACTATTTATGTAACCGATATTCTTAGTAGAAGTGCAGAATTTAGAACTCCAGATATTAAAAGCCGTGTCAAATTAGGTTCTGATCAAGCGACATTTTCTAATGCGATTAAACAAGTATTTTCTCCATTTGGAGAACAAGCTAAACCACAAATAGAACAAGCACAGGTCTTAAATCAATTTTTAACTGAGTTGCCATCAGTATTAGCAGTAATAAAATCCCAAGGTGGTTTAGAAGGTGCTAATTTTAATGATCAATTAGAAAAACTTTTAGCTGGTAGAGGCATTGATGTACAACAAGGTACTGGTCGTGATTTATTACAAGTTGTACAAGATTATTTAGAAAGAAATCAAGCTTCTTTGACCAGAAGAGGGGCAGCGTTTGATCCAACAAAAGCAGCTAAAGAAGCTCTTCAGTCTCAAATTCAAGAATTTCAATCTGTAGCTAATTCAACATCAGAAGCCATAACAAAAGTTGGTCAGGCATATATAAATGGTTTGGCTAAAATTTCTCAAGAACAAAATAGGTATTTGTCAGAACTACAAAAAGTTAGTGACGCTACTGCAAACTTAGCTAAACTACAAGCAGAACTACAAGCATCTAGAACTGGATTACCAGTAAGCAATTTCTTAAATAGACAAGATATTTTAAGACCATTGGTTGAAAGACAAACAAACTTAGGTGTTCCTGCACAAAATGCTTTAAATCCACAAGCTATTTATAACGACTTAGTTTCTGCTCAAAAAGAGGTTATTTCAACAGGAAAAGATCTTGAGTCATCCTTTGTTAATTTAGCTTCTGGAAATATAGCGCAAAAAGAAGCTGCTAGATTATTAGCTCAAAAACATCAAGAAGCTAAAGATAAAGCTGCTAATTTAGCAGATGCTCTTGCAAATTTAAGAGATGAAACAACTAGATCTACCGAAGCTCAATCAAGACTTACTGAAGCTGAACAGCAAAGAGAAGCAAAATTAAATGCTGCTAGAACATTGTTAACGGCAGATAGAAAACAATTAAGGGAAATTGAAAGAGGTCGTGGCATAGCCGAGCAAGTTAATGCTGGCGCAGATATTATGAGTTTTAGTTTAAAGGCAAGAAAACAGTTTGCTACTTTTACAGATACATTTAGAAATGTAAGACTTCCAGAGTTCGGTGGAATAACTGGAGAAGAAATACAAAATAGAGCTTTAGCAAAAGGATTTCCGCAATTAAATATAAAAACAGAACAGGATAAAGCAGATCAAGCGAGACAAGATCTTGTTGCTATTGCTGCCGATCAAGTAAAAGCAGCTGAACTATACGCAAAGTTTATTAAAGATAATGCACAGTCAACTGATAAATTAAAACAAATAGGCGATCAATTTTTATCATCATTGGAAAGAATTTTTACTCAAGAAATACAAAGAAAACAAAAAGTAGAAGAAATTCAAAAAGAAGATAATTTAATTAGATTAAGGCAAGCCCAAGGCGCTAGGTTAACTTTGGAATCTCAGAAAACAGTTGGTGGAAAAACTTTTGCTGATTTATTGAAAGGTTCTACAGCACAAGAAGAAAGAGACAGGATTGTTTCTGCTAAAGGTATTTTTGAAAAAGCTGGAACATTAGAAGAAGATTTAAGAATTCTTTCAAAAGATGTGACTGCCAGTAACTTATTAACTGATCTTAAAAAAGGAGATTTTAGAGGAGCAAATACAACTGGATTATCCCCAGAAGCTAAAGCTGCTTTTGAAAGAATAAAATCTATATCTTCTGGTGGTGGTATAGGTGCTGAAAATGTTAGAAATGAGTTGGTCAAATCTTTTTTAAGTGACAAGAATTTATTACAGCAAGAAGGAGGAGTAACAAAAAAAATAAATGAATTATCAAATGCTGCCAATATTTTAGCTGAATCTTCTGTTAAACAACCATTATCAACAGATGCATTAACATCAGAAATTAAAAGTTTAATAGTAGAATTAATGTCCTTAAGGAAAGCGTTGTATAATCCAGCTGAAGCAAGTGCTAAAAATGTTGGAACTGCTTTTGGGCTTAGAACTAGTGGTGGATTACGGTTTCGAGGATATAACAAGGGTGGTAAAGTTGAAGGAATTGGAGACACGGATAGTGAATTAGCTTTATTAACTCCAGGTGAATATGTAGTTCCTAAAAATGCTTACAAAAAAAATGGTGGCTTGATTAGATATTTATCTGAAGGCGGAAGTGTTGAAAGCGAACTTAAAACTTTACAAGAAATTTATCAAAATCAAGAAAAATATAGAAAAATAAATACACAAGAATATTTAACGGGTAATAAAGAAATAGCTCTTGAAAAATTTATAAGAGACAATTTTTCTAAAAAATATCAGTATAGCTCTGGAATTGGTTTAAAGCATATTTCATTTTCAAATGAAATAAAATCAGCAACAGCAGGAACTTTTGATCGTGAGGGTGGAGTTTTAAATATTAATTTAGGAGCTAGAGGAGGAATATCTAGCGCATGGGAATTTTTTCAAACTATAGATCATGAATCTGCACACGCTGCTGATTATAATCCATATACTAAAAAATATAGATCTGAAACAATTGATTTTAATAAAAATTCACAGCTGCGAAACTTAAGAAAAATAATGATTGAAGCAGCAGAAAAGCGTGTCAATCTTGTAAATTATGATCGTGTAGAAACAAGTAATTTTATTAATAGTCTTTTAGGTCATGATGATTATAGAAAAGCAGCTGGTTTAGGCAGTATATCAGCTAATACAGCTAGTAAATTAAATTTATCATTAGAACAAAAGAAAGCTTTATATAAAGCTTATCTTACATCTAATAGAGAATTATTTGCTAGGTTAATGGCCGGCGATGATACAGCAATTGCTGGTGGTTACGGACCAAAAGAGATTGCTAAAATATTTTCACAATTTCCAGAATTTAGAAATTTAATTAATGAAAAGCCGTTTTTATCAGCAAGTGATTTTCCAGAAATTAAATTCGATAAAGATATAGCAGAAAAAATAAAACCTTATATATCAAAGGATGAAAGGGCAGAAAGAAGACGAAGAATACAAGCATCTAATGAGGGATATAGAGAAAGCGATACAAGATCTGGAACAAAAAGAGATAGGGCGGAAAAATTTGAAAGAATTAGAAATCCAAAACCGAAAAAACAAGATTTTCTTTATGAATGGCTTAAACAAAAGGCTTTTACTAGAGAAAAAATTTACAGTTTATTTGGCAGAAAAAAAGATAACATACCGGAAACTAATAAAAATTGGGAATCTTTTAAAAAGTATATAGATAAAAAAGAATCTCCAAATTTACTTGGTAAGGTTGGAAAATTTGCTAGACCACTATTTGGCATGGGAGGTTCAGCGCTTATTGGAGGATTATTAGCAGGACACTATTTTGATGCTCCTTATGCTTCTGCTCTTGGATCTGCTGAAGGTCTTGGCTTATCGTACTTATTAAGAAATGCACAAGTATCAACAATTGGCAAAGGTTTATATAACTTTGGCTCTAGGTCAATACAAGGATTGATGGGTCTTGGTTCTGGATCACTTAAACTAATGGAAGGTTTAAATTTAAAAGGAAATATTGGAACTCCACTAACTAATTTTGCTAATACGGCACTTGAAAAAACATTTAGTTTTGGCGGAAAAGGAATTGAGACTTTAGATAAGTATCTATTTGGCAATCAACAACAACTTCAAGCAGAAAGTTTTAAAAATGTAAGAGATGCTGTCACAGGAAGATTTACTTCTCCATCAAAAGCATTTCAAACATATGAAAAAACACAGGAAGCTTTAAGACAAGGCCAAAAACCTCCAACCGCTCCAGTTTATAGACTTAGTAATGGGCAAATAATAAATCCAAATGAATTAAAACCTGGTAGAGCGCAAATTGTTGGCAATAAATTTATTCAGTCTCTTAAAAGTCCAACTGTAGCAATGGCAGGTTTATTTTCTGGAATTACAGCTGCTCAAGAGGCTGGTGCTGGAAGAAAAGGATTTTTTGAATCTGCAAAAGAATCTATATTACCAACAGCTGGAGCTATGGCTGGTTTTGCAGTAGCGCCAAGAGCAATTGCTTCAAGTGCTGCTCCAATTAATTTTATGTCTAAACTTTTTGGTGGTTCTGGACTTATTGGAAATAGAACTGCTCTTGCAGCATCGCAAAAATTTATTGGTGGTTTAGGAAGTTCTTTTGCTATAGGAAATGTAATTTCTGACATATTTACTGGAAAAAGAGGAAGAGAAATATCTGGTATTTTTGGCGGAAGCTCATATTCAGCTAATACTCAATTAAATACTTTGAATGATTTATCAGCAAAAGCTGCTGGAGGAGATAAAAAAGCAGCAGATCAATTAGAACTTCTTAAAAAATATGGATCTGCACAAACTCAACTAAAGGGTGAATTAACTGGACCAACAGGATTTAATTTAATTCCTGGGATTGGAATAGCAACAGAATTATTAGGCACTAATAAAACTAAAGGTTTTGGATATTATAATTTCTTTGATTATAGTCAAGCATTTACTAATCAACAATCGGCAAAAACAGGAGAGTTTGGTTCTGGAAAATTATTTAAAAGTATAGCAGAAGGAGCTATAGGTTCTAGTACAGCAACTACAACCGCAGGTATTTGGAAAGATAAAATTATTTCTGAAACTATTGGAACAGGATTAAATTTTGGAGAATTATCTCTTGGTGGTATTACAAAATTTGCATCAAAAAGAGTATTAGGATTAATATCTGCTGCTGGAGCTATAT